TGACATTACCGGTACTAACGTTATTAGGAACAAGAAGATTACCTGTCAATTTGTTGAAAGTAAATCCGGAAACACCGCCAAAATTGCCTGAATCATTGAATTGTACTTGTGTGTTAGCGCCGCCAGGTGTCCCATTGCCGCCGCTGCCATTCCCACCCGGAGCCCATGATAGTGTACCTGCACCATCAGTCTGTAAGAAATATCCGTTCACTCCTCCCCTGATAGAAACGTTTGACACATTACCTAATGTTAAAACATTTCCATTCCAAGTCGCGTTTGGAATTCCAGCAAATGCACCATTATTATTATACTGCAATTGAGTATTAGCGCCGCCGGGGCTTGCATTGAACGGTTGACCGTTTGCATACTTATAATCTGAAGCATAGACTACATTAGCGGTTACATTACCTGATGTTAGTACATTAGTAATAATATTGCCATTTGCATCAGCAAGGGGTACTTCAGGTATGCCAACTGAAAATCCACCAAGCGAGTTAAAATAATTTGCAGTCATGTCGGGTTCTTTCGTGTGATATAGTATTTATAAATATTTTGGGTTTTTTACCGCAGAAAAAAGTTTTTAGGTTCGCTTTATAAATACAGTATGATCATAGAACAACCAGCCAGACCTATATGCTCCCATTGTAAGTTTGCATTAGCCAAACCAAATGGAAAAAGTAAACACGGCTTTCAAAAATGGCACAAGTATTGTGTTGACTGTGCAAAGACATTATATAGCGGTAGGTTCAAACACCTACAATATAAGAAGAATGAATGCGAAAAGTGCGGCTTTATACCAGAAGACAGGATTCAACTTGATCTAGTATATGCTGATGGCAACAAAAAGAACAAAACAAAGAAAAACTTATTGACACTCTGTGCTAATTGTACTAGAGTACACAACAAGAAAATTCGCACAGGTAAGAAGTCAATATTGAATGTCACGGTCGACGGTGACACTAGAATTGCTTGATCCCTGCTCTTTTAAGTTCCTGTAGATGTTCCCATGGATCAAATCTTTTACGGTCTTCTTCTACTAAAGCTGATAGTCTTTTGTTATTTTCTACGAGCCTATTCCAAACTTGTTCACGCAACTCTTTCACATTTGGATTAGTTTGTATGAAGTTCTTTAATGTTTTTATAACCTTTAGCATCCTAAGATGTTGGTTAGATTCATCATCATATGAATGGTTGTCCATCAAGTCATCAAATAGATCAAAGCCCAAATCTCTTAGCTTACTTGCTTCATCCGCAGCACCAAACCATATAGGTATTTGATGCCAAGCAAAGGCTTTGTGTGTCTTCTCTGTGATATAGGAGAATTCTTGAGAATTTTCTATGATCACATTACATAGATTCTTAAACATTACTTCTGTTTTAGGAGGATACAAACATTTTATTATATTCACTTCACTGTCAATCATCATAGGAATTGAATAAGGATATAGAATCTTTCTACAAGTTTCAATACTGCTGTTGTTTTTATTCAGAGTTCCGAAACTAAATCTACCATGATCTCGTAAGGTGTCTAATAAAAGTTTCATGAATTCTGCTCTAATCACTGTAGGCCTGCGAGATAATGCAATAAAATGTGTATCTACTTCTATGTTTTTCCAGTCTATATTTTCTTTTTGCAGTAAGTCATACCAACCAAATTGATTTAAGGTATGATATCCTGCTTCAGTATTTTTATACTTACATATACTTCTAGCTTCTTGTACCATGATTCTATTTGAATCAAATAAATTCAAACTAATAATGCGATCAACAAATGCAGTAGAGTCTATAGGTTCCCAAGTAGAGTCTACAATTATAATAGAATCTTTTATTAGTTCATAGTTCTCTTTAAGAATATTACTTAGATCAATTATACATTTTGGTGTAGCAGTAGACGTATATTCATCATAATTAAAAACTAACATTTCTGAAATTTTTATTCGTAAGATGTTAGTCTCATCATCAAATAGAATGAAGGGATTCAGCCAGTGTTTCATGATCGGTGCCTGCAGTTACTACCGTGCCAGCGAGCGTAGTTACTAGGACCAAAAGTTTTATGACAATGTGGGCAAGTTTTCTTTAAGTCTTCTCTGTTATTAGGATTATTTTTTGAGAACTCTTCTTTCATCCTAACAGCAACTTTATCACCGAATCCTTCTGGTTTAGCTTTGCCTTTTTGTGCAATAGATCGTTTTAGTTTTTCTTCTTCGCTCATGGGACCTTTGGATTTACCTTTACTTGCTAAAGACATCTTTATGCGAGTATCTTCAGATCGTTTTTGTCCAAATATCTTAGCAACTCTTTTTGCCTGTCCTTCGGCTTGTTTAATAGGATCTATTTTTCTATGTTTGGCAGCTTTTTTCAGATTCTCTCTATGTTCATTTGTAATTTCTACCCCACCTTTATTCCACGGTATTAGATTTTTAGATTTCATAACTATAGAATGATTTTTAGCGTGTTCTATTCTATATTTTTCATATACTCTTGCTGTAATAGAGGAAGAATATCGTTGTTGGTATTTATTTTCTGCCTTCATTCCCTGAAGTGCATATAACATTTTATTTCGTTGTTCGCCTTCTGTCATCTTAATAAGAAGCCAATGACAAATAAAATGTTCTTTTCCTGTTAAGTCTACAAGATTATCTCTGTCATCGGAGCCTCCCAATGATTGAGGAATAATATGATGTCTTTCCGTATAAGTTTCTAATACACGGTCTCTTGCTCGGTCTGTAATGATAAAATAGAGTTTGGTATATTTATTATCTTTAAACATAATATCACCTTTCAGTGATATTATTTATCATATTAGGATAAAAAGTAATAGAAAAGGGGACATTTCTGCCCCCTTTTCCACCGTAAATAACTTTCTAATAGTTATCACTGTAAAGTGAACTATTGGAATGTAAGGTTCTGAACAGCAATTTCCCCAACGTAGTCTGCCGCGTTGCCGAAGCTGCTTGCAGTATTGGTGAGTTCTATGTAGCCATAACGTGTCATGAATGAAACGACCGGCTCGAAAGTGGTCGGATCAAGGACGACGCCTGAAGACATCAACGGAATGTATGGGCAGTAGAATGCTGCTGCGTCAGTTTCCGATGAACCCTTATAGCCTACGAGTACTGGCTGAGTGTCTGGTGCGTAGCTGTTTACGAAAACGCGCATTGCACCGTTCAAAGTACCAACGAACTTAGTGTTAGTTGGAGCTTCGAAAGTACCTTCAGTAGTACGTGCGAAAGCTGAAGTTGTTGCTGACTGAAGAACAGTCAATGAAGCTGGGGATACAACAGCCCAGTTACCTGCACCACGACGAGTGCGCTGTGCAATCAAGTTTGCAACGCGGTTGATGAGAACTGCAAGAGCAGCATGTTCGTCACCGACGTAAGTAGCAGTACCTGATACAGTTGCCTGGTTGTAAGTATACTCAGTTGATGCAAGAGTTGCCAATGAGAGCAAGATTTCCTGATCGATTTCAGCAGTGATTTCTTGTGCGAGAGCAGCCATGATTTCTGCTTCAACGTCAATACCATGCTGTGACTGTGCGTCCTGAGCAGCTTCGAAAGTCCAGCGAGCTTGTAGCTTGCGTGACTTGGCTTCTACGGCCTGACGAAGGATCTGAACAGAAATCTGCTTACCACCATTGCCTTCAAGAGTTGCAGTGTCAGCACCAGTGTAATAGTTGGTGCTAGTTGCGCCAGCTGGTACACGTGAGTATGCCTGTGCGATCTTGAATGGTGAAAGAGCTTCTTCACCAGCATTAACAGAAGTTGCTGCTGCTGAGTTGTCAGTCAATGAGTTAGCATAGCGAACACGTAGAGTATGAATCTGACCAACTGGGCCAGTCATTGGCTGAATGCCGACGAGTTCGTTTGCAATAACAGTTGGCATAACACGACGAATTACTGGAAGAATAACGCGATTGAGTGTTGCGATATTACCAGCAGTTGTAGTGCCTGCTGAAGATTCAGCAAGAAGCTGCTTCTTCGTATTTTCAAGTAGAACACCCATAGTTGACTTACGAGTGCCCTTTAAGCCTTCTAACAGGGCGTCTTTAGTTTCGTCCCAACGGCTTTCTAAAAGTACTTTTGACATTTTTATATTCTCCTAAACTATGTCTAATTAAAGCCCTGCCAGGCGCTTAATATCGATTACATTGTCTTTTTCTGATGAATCGATTTCTTCAAATTTCTTGGCAGATTTATTACCAGTTGCTTCTACAATAACAGATTCATTCAAAGCCTTCTTTGTTGAAGTAGGTTGAACTGCACCAGTATTAAGAACAGCTGGTAAATATTTGTCGAAAGCAGCCTGTAACTTTGAGGTTTGGACACTTTCGAGTAAAGTCTTCATTACCTGAGCCTTTTCAGCATTTAGAGTGCTTAGGAGCTTACCTAATTCTCTTTCACGCTGAGTTGATTCTTTGATAATTCTAACTTCACGTTCCTTATTTTCAACTAACCTAGCTGTTTGCGTTAGTCTTGCATTAGCTTCAGCGAGTTGACGGTCTTTTTGAGCAAGTGCTTTCATAATCTTGCGAGTTTCAGCCTTATCGTTTAGATAAGTTACTGAGAATTCACTTGCAAATGATTCGAAAATCTTGCGTCCGAAATTATTTTCTTTGGCGAGCTTGATATCTTCTTTAAGCTGAAATAGTTCAGCCTTAAGTTGTGATGTGACTGCTGCATTGACTTTCTTAGCACTTTCTGCAATGAATCTTGCTTTGAGTGCTTCAAGTTGTTTGCGACCTTCTGCGACGAGCTTAACCTTAGCTTCAACAACAGCTTGTCTATCTTGAGCGAACTCTTTGATTTCACGAGCTAAAGCATGAACAATGAATTGTTCTAGCTTCATGTTGTTTTCCATCTGAAGTTGACGATCGGTGCGTAGCTCTCTGATTTCTTCAGCTAATTTAGTAACCATGAAATCATTGAACTTTGTAGCGTTTTCACGCAATTTTACTTGTGTTCTAACGCGGTCTTCGTTCATTGCTTTTCTTTCAGCAGCGAATTCTTCAATTTCTGCTTTAAGATTTTCTGTCATCATCTTATCAAGGGCTTCTACCATTACGCCACGATCATGTTCGTAACGTTGTGCAAATTCCTCATGGAGTTCTGCACGGATCTCGTTACGGGCTTCATTTAACTTAGATTGCCAGGCTTCATTTAATTGAACCCCGATATCTTCGTTGATAAGTCCGCTTTCGAGTAGTGGTTTGATAGCGTCTAGCATTTTATCTAGTCCCTTATTATAATTTGAGTTCATTGATGAGACGCTTTACTTCCTCACCTAAGAATCTCTGTACTTTTTTGTCACCACCTGCGCCTTTAGCGATCTCAAGAATTTTATGACCGTGCTTCATATTCATGACGCCTTCATAAATTGCCTTAGGATACGCATTAGGTGCGCTCGGTTGAGCAACGATATCGACAGTGATTATTTCAAAATCACTGACACGGCCATCCATGTCGTTCACATTACCTGATCCACGACTGGAAACGCCTAGCTTAACTCCCGACTCTAACATAGTCTTCACGAGTTGACCCATTGGAGTTGGGAGAATTTTCAGTTTCCCGAAACCATTTGGACCGTCCATCCACATACGAGTGATCATATGAGATACGCGATCCAGATTAATCTTTAGATCGTCTGGGTGATCTACTTCGCCCAGAACAGAATAACCTTCTTCAATTTGTTTATTCAAAGTATCTACAGCATTCTCGATTTCTTTGACGGGGTAAACACGCTCATTTGCGTTCTTTACCCCGCCTTGAATGAAAATACCTTTCATATAGAGAGACTTTAGTTTGTCGTCGCCTTCAGTGATGGCTTCGACAACTATGCCTGCTCTATCGAAAGTTAGATTTTCCCTAAGATACAAAGCCATTTGTTCTCAGATTCCCTTAACGAACTGGTCTACGAGAAGAACGTTTTCTTGACTCTGCGACCGGGCTCTTAGTATTCGCTGCTCCATCCTTCTTTACAGGAGCTGGAGTCTTGCTTAGATCGATTCCTCTGTGACCTGGTGCATTCTGGAATTTACCTGCACCCGGTAGATCGCGTTCACCCTTTGAATACATGTTGCTTGGGCCCTTTGGTCCAGTTGGAACTGTTTCAGCAGCACCGGAGAATCTTACTGGTCTGCTTGCCATTCCTGCTTGACCTGCATTTGCGGCTGAACCTACTGCGCTTCTTCTCTGTGCGCCATTGTCGCCGTGAGACATAGAAACCTTCTGAAGCTGAACAGCTTCCATCATTGCTTCTTCGTCTTCTTCGTCACCTTCTTCGTCTTCCATATCTTCATCACCGAAGTCTTCTTCTTCATCACCGAAGTCTTCTTCTTCATCACCGAAGTCTTCGTCGTGATCGTCTCCGCCCATGATTTCTTCGAACTCAGCCATCAACTGGTCGAGCTTGTCTTCGATACGAATTACGGCACTTTCAATTTCTTCATGTTCGATGTCTTCTTCATCATGATCCATTTCATAATCATTCATGAAGTCTTCTTCTTCATCTTCCATATCATCATCGAAGTCGATGTCTGATTCGTCATCTTCCATGACGCCTGATTCTTCAGCATTGATCTCATCAAGTAGATCACCTACTTGACCGCCCATCATACCTTCTTCCATATCTTCGTCCATAAGTGACTCAAAGATTTCACGTGACTTTTCAACAACGATTTCATGGAATAGTTCACGAGCTTGAGCTACGTCTTCATTGATGATAAGATCATGCAATTGCTTAAATTTTCTAATGTCCATTGAATATTTCTCCTGATAGAAATGGCTTTGTATAGTTACTTATGCCATAGTCATCAAAAGCATTCAATAAGTATGTATTTTTTACATTTTTAGAAAATATACCCCAAATAGCTTAAATGCCGGGCGCTGCAGGCTTAGGACCATATTGGGTTTTTACTTGTTGTAGATATAGTTTACGTTCATAGTTCCGAACATCAATCATTCGGCGCAACTTTCGTATTTGCTTGAGGGTTAGTTTAGTTTTTCTGGATGTTCGGTATACAGGTCTACTATTATCCCCATTGATATCTTGGGTACCTAACACCGGCGGATCAAACATCTCTAACAGTTTCATATGATTATTTATCTTTTAAATCTGTATTGCGCCGGCTGCTGCGCTAGCTGGTCCGGCTGCTCCGCCCGGAACTGCCGCCCCGCCTGTATCTGCTACAGGACCAGCAGTTTCAAGTCCTGCGCCCCCTTCAAATTCATTTCCGGCACCTTGAATTTCATCAGCAGTATTCTGATCAGATTCAAAGTCACCCACAGATACTCCGATATTTCTAAGATCAGAACCCTTAGTGTCCTGAGTAACATTCTGTGCATTTTCTTCTTCCCAAAGCTTTTCATTCTTCTTGATTTCTTCTTCAGTCAAGCCTAAGAATCTTTCGAGAGCAAATCTCTTTGACATATACGGGAAACCTTCTACGGAAGTGAATGTAGATACTCTTGCAGTATCCAGTTCAATCTGACGATATGCAGCAAAGTTTTGTGGAGGATTGAAAGTGATATTGAACAAGCCAGTATCGATATTGAATCCTCTCCAGCGCAAGAATAGTTTGAACTCTTAATCCAACTTCATGCAGATATAATTCTGCAAGCGTTCACAGTATTTGTTGAATCTAAACTCTTGAATCATCGCTGTGCCCACCCGACCATCAGATAATGGAGTAGAACTATCATCTGGACCAGTCGGCAAGTATGAAGATGGAACACGAAGACCACGAGCAAGACGATTGTTGAAATACTTCAAGTCATCGATCTCTCCGAGATTCTGTCCACCAGGAAGAACTTCAACTGATGATCCCCGTCCTTCTGCGGTCACAGGGAAGAAGTAGTCTTCATTCATTGATAGTGGATTGTATGATGCATCAACAATAGATGAACCACCGTACAATGAAGGAATTCTACGCTGGTGGATTTCATTCTTGACCCGCTCAACGAATGCCATAGCTAAGTGAGATGGCATATTACCGACATCGATCTTGAACATTCTGCGTTCAGGTGCACGTTGTACACGATAGATCAGAACAGCGTCTTCCAGCAGTTCTTTCTGCTTGTAAACTTTGAAGATATTTTCAAGCACAGATTGTCCGAACGGCCAAAATCTATCTAGACCTTCAGTCAGGGACAAGTGAACGATATGCTTCGCATCAACCGCAGATTCAGATTGACCTAGGGTGAATCTTGAACCAGTTGTATTGTAAGGCATTGCCGGAACAGTATACGGTGTATTAGTTCCTCCACCAGAGCCACCGAGACCTGTTGCTGGGTTTGCTGCAAAGTCGGTGTTAGTTTTCTGTGCTACTGACAGATTCTGTAGATTGATATTGATATCCTTGATGACATACTGTTCTGGTTTCTTGCCTTCAGATTCATTCACGATGACTTTAATGACTTTGACCATATCGACCCAGTATAACTTGAAGTTTTCTGGATCACGAACAAATACCTGATCTCCGTACTTCACGACGTTACGGAAAATCTTGAACATACGCACATCAAATTCATTGAGCTTGCACCACTGCTGTAGCTGCTTAGTGAGCAATTCTACTTCACGTGGAGTAGGATCTTCTTTGTATTCAAAAGAGAATGGGGTTTTATTATGTTCATTGCGTAGGGTCGAAAACTCTGCTAGAATGTCTAGACATGCATTGATTTCAGCATCAACGTCCATCATTTCATATTGATTGTAGCGTTCGATTCTGTTAGGGTGACCTGTATAGACTTCCGGAAGTCTAGACATATAATTCTTATATCCAAACTCAGTGTTGTTCCAACCCCCCGTAGGGGATCCGTTCTGCCCAGGTGAGCCATTCCATGCACCCGAATTACTGTTGATGCCGGAAATAGGACTGGATACGCCGCTCTTGTTTAGAAATTTCTTTTTATATGACATAGGTACCTATTCTCTTACTACAGACTATTTAGTTTCAATATGCATGTTTTAATAACTTCTGTTGGACATGATTGGTGCTTTCTATCTTGCCAATCACCCGGTCAAATTTATGTGCCATAGATCGAACCATTTCTGTGGTCAATCCCTTATTCTTTGTAGTAGGGGTAGTAGTATAATTAGGATTTGGTTTTGATACAGATTTTGTTACATTGTGTTGCAATTCATTAATTACAGCATCTTCAGACGTTGAAGCTATTTTAGTTAAGATTGAATTTGAGTCTAACGGAATCACTAATTCAGTTCCATGTAATTCTATTGGATAGCCATCATGAGGTCCCTCAAATAAACCACCAACTTTTGCTTTCATAGCACCATCCCGAATCATTGCAATATCTTCTTGCGCTCTTCTACCGACTTGTTTAGCCCATTTACTACCTTCTAATTGATTAGCCGCTCCATGTAGGTCCCCTGCATCTAATGCTCGCGTAAAGTTAGGCCATTTTCTATACCAAGCAGGCCCTAAATTGAATGTCATATCAATCAGTGCCCCCTTTCCTCTTTCATTTAATCTATTAAAACCGGGAATACCCGATGCAGCCTGAGCATGTCTCGTATAATCTTGTTGGAACATTGCTTTGACTTCATCTTTAGAAAACTCCCTATTATATTGAGGAGGTAGACTATGTCCATCTCCAATCAAATGTCCGACACCTACTGTCCATAGTCCCAAAGAATCTTTATACGGTCTAGTTCTTACTCCTTCATGTCCGGCAATAGTATCCATGATCCAGTTACCGAATGAACCAAATGCACCAGCCACTGCGTTAAATGCACCGGATCCCATTTTACCTAACCAACTTCCAGCAGAACCTATAGCACCAGCTGTTGCACCTACCACACCACCTGCTATTGCTGCCGCCCCATTTGCCAATCCAGTGAGTGCTTTACCCAAATTACCTGAATCTGCTGAAAGTATACCCATAGCTTTTGAAAAATTCAAGAATGCTTGGGTATTTTCTGTAACTTTAGGTCCTATATCAATAGCTGCGAATTTTTTAAAACTGTCCAAAGGACCATCTATACTAAATAATCTACCGATTGCGGCTCCTGCAATAGTGCTTATTGTATCTTCAAAGCTGCCGGTTCCTTTGAATGATGCCATTGCTTTTGCAAAATAAACAAATGAATCTGCATTTGTTTTAACCGCCTTTGAGTCAATTTTTAATCTTGAAAAATTTTCTAAATCTTTATAAGGAGGCTTAGCTCCGAATAACTTACTAATACTACCGTATACTCCTTTTACTGCATCTGCAATGGCACGTCCGGCACCCAATGCCGAAATTGCAGCCATTGCTTTTGCATAAGCCATTAGTGAGGCGCCGTTATCTTCTATCTTTTTCCGATCAAGATTCATTTTTTGCAATCTGTTTAGGAGTTCAGATACTTGTGTTAACGGATCCTTATCACCGGTGAAAAATCTTACTATAGTTCCCATAGCATTTGACATAGCACCTGCGCCCATAGCAAGTATACCCACTCCTAACCCTGCCATACCTATTCCTGCTTGTTTTAGATTTTCTCCATTAATTTCATTAAATGACTTCAATCCTTTAGAAAGAGAAGGCAATGATGCGCCTATTATGTAAACTGCTCCTGCTATGCCAGCACCAAATTCAGCTATCGCAGTCGCTAGCACACCGGCACCTAAGATTACCTGAGGTGCAGCTTTACCTGCATCAGATAATGCACCTGCAATAGATTTCAAAGATTCAGCGAATCCTTGTTTAGGGCTTGCATTCACCTGTTCTTTTGATTTTCTACCCATTAACTTTTCAGGCAGCACATTTTCAGATACCATTGCTGCTTCTTCGGCAATCTCTGCCTTTTCAGCAGTTGGTATATTTTTTCCAAATAATGATGATATGAATTGTTTTCCGGCCTTAGTTGCTCTTGATGCAATTATTGTAGTAAACGCAGCAGTTATAACTGTAGCTGTAGTAGCAAACAATGCAAACATTCCAGTATTTCCTAGCAATGGATTCATAGACGCTACTAAATCATCGACTACTTGACCTGCATCAATCTGCATTTGAGTCATTTTATTTCTAGCTTGTTGTGCCGGATCAGTAGCTACTGGTCCCTTTTTATTCTTATTATCTTCTATGAGTTTGCGAGCAATATTCCCCTGAGCCCTAAAATCATCAAGTGATTTATTTAAATTTTCTGTGCTACTTTCTATGTATTGTTGATTAAATCCATACTGTTTTGCAACACCTTCATTAAACGTTGCCGCAGTTCCCATATTTTGTAGATTTCGTTTATACCCTTGAACCTGTTGATCCATTAATTGTGCACGAGCTTCTCCGATGCCCTTTTCAGCTTCAATAGATTCATATGATCGATTCATTTGATCTTTCAAAATTTTATCAAGATCAATGTTACGCCTTAGCAGGGTCACACTAGCATTAGTATACATCCCTGTAGCTAATTTACTTTGTACTGCTGTTAAATATTCTGCATCATGTGTTTGTTCTGCGGTGTTAAGCAACTGATCTTCAATTGCTAATCGCTTTCTTATTTCATTTTGCCTTTCTATCTTAGTTTTTGGATCATCCAGTTCTGCTTGTAACCGGGCTTGATGTATTTGAATATCAAAATTAGCTTTAGCCTTCAACATGCCCTTTTTAGCTTCTTCTGCATTTCTATTTGTGATCGTAGAAATCATAGTAATAGTTTCAGCATATTCTAGTGCATGTTTTTGTGCTACACCTGTTTCTACTGCATTTTTGTCTAGTATCAATCCAGATTGTGTTTGCAGTTCAACATAGTCGGCCATTCTATCCATAAGTTGTTCTTGGCTAACACCTAAACGCTGGAAGGCTTGCCGTTGTTCTGCACTAACAGCAAACATTTTTGCAAGCTGTTTTATTCCATTGCCGGTATTTCCACCAAGCGCAATCAAACTAGTTCTAGCATGGTCTGTTGCTTTAGTAAAAACCTCAATATTTTGTGAAGTTAAACCTGCATTATGAGCCATATCATATAGGTCTTTAGAAGTGACCTGTCCGACTGCGCCCATATTAGAAAGAGAATCAACCCCTTTCAATATTCCATCAGCTTGTTTAAATGCTTGTTCAGTTATTTTACTAAGAACAAAAAATGATCCGCCTACTGCCATTCCTAAGGCATTGAAACTAGATCCTAATTTAAGAGATGTTTTTCCTAATTGGTTTACAGTGCTACCGTACTTAGTAAACCCGGCTTCGCTGCTTAGAACCGTTTGATAAAAAGTTTTTGATGCTTCCCACAATCCTTTGAATGCTTCTGCTATATTAGTTGATGCATTTTGTACTGTGTCTGCTGCTTTTTTATCGGCTTCGGTTCGTTTGTTTATTGCTGCTGTATTGCTATCTTGAGCATTAATACCTGCCCGTTTGATAATTGTATCTTTTTCAGCAACTCCGGTTACAACTGCTACTTGATCAACCACACCTACTAGATTACCAGTGAAACTTGTGATAGTGTCTGCTAGTTGTGCTAATTCTAATTGTAAATTTTGGTCCACTGTTAATCTTCCGTGTTATGACATTGAATATTTCAGAATTTTAGATTGGGTATTATGACTATTATCTAGTGCAGTAAGAACATGATCTAATTTGTGATTTATCATATTGTACAATTCTAAATTTAACATCCCTTGATCTTCTGGAACCAGCTGCGTATGCTCAGTCAATGCGTTCATTGTTTTGATCTGATTCAGAGATTCTACATTAGTCCTTGCTAATTTCATTAATAAAGAATCTAGTTTAAGAGGAGCTAATTTTTTTCCGGTAGGCATTGAAGGAACACCCGGTTCATCTACTGTATTGCTAAAAATACCACCGTCTCTAGCTTTCATAGTAGCTGCTCTTTTAAGCCAAGCCGGAGTAGAAGCAGCAGTATAATCTGCTCCCCATAATGTTAATTGCGGATGTGAATCATCGATGTGAATATGATTTCCTTCACCGCCTATGCCAGTAAATCCTGCTCGTATTGCAGATTGTACGACGGCAGTTTGATCTCCGGTTATTCCTAGATCAAGTGCCCTTTTAACTACGTGTGGATTATTCTTGCCGCTTATTGTACCCTTAGGTGTTATCCACCCTTCAGGTCTTGCACCACTTGTAACATATATGGATTTATTACCCAATGCACCTTGTACTTTACCAAACTTTTGTAACGTATTGGGGTCAACACCTTCAGTCTTACCTATAAATCTGTTATAGATTGATTTACCAAATTCTATTGCACTTTGGGACAGTGAGCCGGTTGCTCCGATAATCGACCCTGCCGCGCTTGCTCCGCTTTTTCCTCCAGATTGGAAACTCTGTGCAATACCGCCAAAAAATCCTCCTCCGGATGCATTTTCTCCACCACCTGCAGGTTTTTCTCCGCTATTAGGTAAAGAATTATTTCCTCCTCCGGATTTAGCAGCTAGCATATTAGCTGATTGTGCATACTTATAAAAGGCATCAGCGTTGTCTTTAGCTTTAGAACCAAAATCCATTTTTGCAAATTTACCAAATGCTTCGACTGGACCGTCACCGCCAAATATCTTATTAAATCCTGCTCCTGCTAAGGAACTTATAGTATCTATTAATCCGGGTCCGCCCTTATAAGCAGACATCGCATTAGCAAATGCAATAAATGCAGTAGAGTTTGAATTTGCTTTCCCTGCATCGATCTTGAGATTAGAAAAGTAAGTAAATTGATCAATCGGCGGTTTCCCACCAAAGAATTTTGAGATTCCTCCTGCTATTGCTCCTCCTGCTTCTGCAAGTGTACCTAATGTCCCTAATGAAGAAGTAGCAGCCATAGCTTTAGCAAAAGCAACCAATGCATCTGAATTGTTTTGAACTTTTGTTTTGTCAAAATTGAATTGTTGAAGTTCAATAACTTGGGTTGAAACTTTTTGTATAGGATTAGTATTGCCGGTAAAGAATTGCATGATATTACCGACTGCACCTACTATTTGGCCGCTGCCCATAGCAAGTATTCCTGCTCCTAATCCCGCCATTCCAATACCAACTTGTTTAAGATTAGGACCATTCAACTTATCAAATGCTTTTAATCCATTTGCAAGAGACGGCATTGCTTTTCCCATAACCCAAGTTGCACCTGCTAAGCCTGCACCAATCGCAGTAATCGCAGCTCCAATTGCACCTGCACCTAAAACTATGTAAGCCGGAGTAGGGGGTTTACCTGCTAGAGCAAGACCTTCTACGATTCCCTTCAAGAACCCACCTGCTACGCCGCCACCTGAATTCGCTGCCTTATTAAGATTCTGCAAGCCTACATCTGCTGCGCCGTTTGCAGCTTTTCCGACAAGCGCCTTTTCACCTTCTTGCACAGCTTCTGTGGTTATTTTTTTTCTACCTAGTATTCCCATTAGACCGCCGCCCGAACCGCCTAGCATTCCCATCAAACCACCTGTAATACCGGATGTGCCGCCGCCTCCTTTTTTACCCCTAAACAGTATGGCTGCTGTCAATATCGCAGCAACACCTGTAGCAGCAACTGCAAGAGCTTTTAATGCACCTGTATTTCCTAATAAAGGATTCATTGACTTTACCAAATCATCCACAGTTTGTCCTGCATAAATCTCCATATTAGTCAAGTTATTTCTAGCAACTTGTGCAGGATCTTGGTCCGTTTGGGCATTTGTCGTGCCGTCTTCAGGATTGCCTGTTTTTTCTCTAGCTAATCTATATCTTTCTTTAGTTTGCTCTAGTGTTTCTTTTCCTAATTTTGCTGCATTAATTTGCATCTCTGAACTTTGTAGGGTCCCTTCAGCAAAGTCTTTGTTAAAAGTCGCAACTGTTCCTAAATTTTTATTATTTCTTTTAGTTGCCTCAGCAAGTTCATGTGTTAATCCTGCAGTGATATCACCGGCTAATTTTTGTTTTCTAAGTTCTTCTATACTAAGTTTATTGGCTTCTGCGTCAATTTTTTCCTCATTGACTCCTGCCCTCAATAACACGCTACTAAGAGGTCCATATGCTCCGGTTGCAAGTTTTTCTTGATAAGCTGCTAATATTCTTGGGTCTTTTGTTGCGGCTGCTGCTGTTAATTTTTGATTTTCAATTAACAGTTGTCTCTCTGCTGCTTCTCGTTGTGCTTTGGGTAGACTTTCATCATCCATTTGTGCTTGGAGTTTAGCCTGATGTATCTGAATATTAGTTGCAGCATGGGCTCTTTCTTGATCAGCTTGTGCTTCTTTTGCATTTTGTGAAGTGGCTGCAGCAATTACCGATAAATCTTTAGCATACTCTAAAGATAGTCTTTGTAATGTTCCGTCAGCTATATCTTTTTTGCTGATCGCCATACCAGATTTAAGCTGCAACTGAATGTAATCAGTCTGACGCTGCATCAATTCTTCTTGACTTACACCCAAACGCTGAAAAGCATTACGTTGTTTGGTCGTTACTGAAACTAAATTTCCTAATTCTTTGATGCCATCTCCGGCGGTAAGACCCAAAGAAATTAAGCTACCACTAAGGGTGTTAGCTGTTTTTGTAAATATCTGAAGATTATGTGAATTGAGTCCCATTCGGTGACCCATTTTATACATCTCATCAGATGTTATTTGTCCAGCAGCACCGATCTCAGATAGATCGTCAATTCCTTTTAAAAGTCCATCAGCTTGTTTAAATCCTGCTTCTGTTGCTTTACCGATAGCAAAACTTAATCCACCTAGTAGTTTACCAAATATACCAAAGTTTTTTCCAACATTCCATGCAGCTTCACCTAAACTACTAACTGTACTTCCGTACTTCTCAAATCCTGCTTGATTACTTAAAACTGCTTTAGAGAAGCTATCTAATGCCGATCTTGCCCCGTTGAATCCTTTTTGAAGGTTGCCAGATACTTCTTTTATTGTTTCTGCTGCTTTTTTATCAGTTTCTTCCTTCTTAGAAATACCGGCAGTACTATCATTATTGGCAGTAGTGTTTCGTGTAGTTGAAGTTTTATTCTGTTCATTGGCTTTATTTAATTCATCAAAAGATTTTATAACTTTAGACAAAGCAGTAGTTTGGCTAACCAATACTCTATTAAGCTCGGTTATAGATTGCTGTAATTCTAAAATTTCTTCAGGATCCATTTACATTCCAATTTTGATAAAATAAATAATTAGGATTTTACCCACTAAATACATAACAATGTATTTATTACAAATATAAAACCTATTTTTTAAGAGGAACTATATGGATAACAACCCATTAAAGCAGTATTTCAGAAGACCATCAGTTTACATGAAATTGCCGTCACAAGGTCAAGGATATCCGGTAGGAGCACTAGACCTACCGGTAACAGGAGAAATTCCAGTTTACCCTATGACAGCAATCGACGAGATTACTACTAGAACTCCTGACGCTTTATTTAACGGTACTGCAATTGCAGACTTGATAGCTAGCTGTTTGCCTAATATTAAGGATCCTTGGGCAGTTCCTAATGTTGATCTTGATGCTATTTTGGTTGCAATTAAAGCAGCATCTTCTCCTTCAGGTGAAATGGATTTAGATACAGCATGTCCTAATTGCAATGAAGTATCTACATATAAAGTGAATCTTTCAGCCATACTCACTTCAATTGCTAGCCCGGATTTTTCTAAAGAATTAGAAATGGGTGAACTCAGGGTGAAGTTGAAGGCAGTCAGTTTTAAGGACATAAACACTGCATCTATCAAACAATTTGAATTCCAAAAAATAGCTACCCAGATCGAATCGATAGAAGATGATACACAGCGTAACAAATTATTAAAAGAATCATTGGAGAAGGTAACTGAACTCACAATGGAGTTAGTATGTCATGCAATTGAATATATTCAAACACCAAACGTGAAGGTAGATCAAAAAGAATATATTCTTGAATTCTTAAGGCAGTGTGATCGTAATGTATATGTCACTATTAGAGACCGCAGTTCAGAATTACGTCAGGTGAGCGAAATTAAACCAGTAAATATCACATGCGATAGTTGCCAGCACCAGTACGAACAATCAATCACACTAAATCCAACGGATTTTTTCGACTAACGCTTCTTAAATCTGTGCCCGAACAGATTAAGAAGCTGATTGATTCATACGAAGAAGAGGTTGATTCTATCAAGAAATCATCATTGGAAATGGCCTGGCACATGAGGGGCGGTGCTACATATGAAGATATTTTGAACATGTCTTTTCAAGAAAGACTAAGCATCAATAAGATGATAGAAGAACATCTAGAGATCACAAAAAAATCACAGATGCCATATTTCTAGTGAGGGGAACTATTCATTTAGTTCTCCTTACTTTTTGTTCTCATTGGGAGTTGTCCTTCAGACAACTTATACCTCACTCACTCCGTTCGTTTCGGTATATTCTTTTTCATTCTCTATAAAGGTAACTCGTCATTTAATCTTTTCTTTAAACCAATTGCCGGTTTAGAGCCATGGTAGTGCTATTCAGCACTACCAATGGTTTAGGACACTGCCATGGCCCGTCACCTTTGCCGTCTATCCCCCGTCAATCTAGCTTTTTGTGCTGATTGACGCCACCGGTTGCCCTGTAAAGTTCGCTGGGGCTGTAGTGAGGCTATCTTTCGATTCCTCGGCAACGCATGTTCTGTGACTTCAAGACAGAATAGATCACAGACTCATTCAGGGTTCGTCTACCTAACGAGAGCCCTGTCGGTATTCCGTAGACTGTTACATCCACGCACTTTGAAGGAATGCACCTTCGACTCCAGAATCCGTTCGCAGTGTTTCATGCGTTCTCAAGGAGAGTCGAGCTACCCCGACCAAACAGCTATGTAGGGTTCTGTGGGTTTTATTAAGTGTTGATTGTTAGTACGTTTGCGCTAGACTTGGTGTCAATATGTGTACTAGATGAGCCAGAATAGACTTTAAGAAGGTCTTTGTTGAGCTTAAAGAAGTGATCAAATTCAATAATAACCCAGTCCCCTAACTTAGCGGAACTGTAATAGACAAAGTTGTCCGTAACCCAAGTGCATCGTGTTTGCACAGCAACGTACTTGCCCTTGCGGTTGAACTTCATGAATAGGATGTTGCAGTCATCATCTTCTGCTACATCCATCAGTTGTCCTAACCAAGATTCAAGTTGCTTGCAATCGCCTGACAACAGCAGATGAAAGGGGAAGTCACCATATGACTTACACTCTGCATTAAACTTAGTAAAGGTTTGTCCAGGAACGATATCGCCTTTGAAACTACGAACCTGTCCCTCATGCAAATACTGCTTGCGAGCTTGATTCTTTCCTCCCACATAAGCGCCTGAGCCAGGAGCCCTGATGAAACTCTCTTTGTAGAGATCAGAGAGGTACTTTGCGACCTCTCTTTCGAACGATGAACCTTTGGCTTTACTTGGTGACGGCATACTATAATTTATCTTTCTATTAAGGGGGTGGGAATATTTTTACAACGATCACCGTGCCAACGTTTCATTACGCCAACACCGCCTTCGGTACCGCAATGCGGACACATTGTTGTGGTCTGTTTTCCTTTTGTCTTACCCAAACTTTCGGAAGACCGTCTAGCTCTCATTTCTGCCGCTTTTTCGGCTCCAAATATTTCTTCATATGATTTGCCTTTTTTCTTAGCTGACATTAATGCTTTGGTTTCGTTATTATGAGTTTTATCATAGAATGGGTTTAACGAACCCTTCATTCTAGAACTGTGATTCTTTGCATTTTGTTCTCTCGCTACCGCATATTCTTCCGGAGAGATCGTATAGGTTCGAGCTTGGTTTTGGCTTTGTTTATTCATCATTCTCCAAAGTGCAGACCACATTTTTCCGTTTTCTGTGCCGGTGGTCATTTCTATTAGAAGTTTATGACAAGTGAAATGTTCAGCAGCAGTTAACCATACCTTGTTGCTGATCTTATCTTCTCCGCCCAAAGATTTAGGAACGATATGATGATCTTCGATATATCCTCGTACTAACATTGCATCTTTCTTTTTCATAGTTCTGGGGCAGACAGTTTCGGCATTATTAATAATGTTATAATACTGATCATATGCGGCATTTTTGATAAACATAAGTTCTCCTATAGGATTCACTTCTTATTTATCTTTTATTTGTCATTTAATCAATTTCGGTAGTGGTACTATATGTGGTAAATCCTGCTTCCTTAACGACTTTCAGAACACTGGGAACACGACCAGCTAGTTCTTCCCGATGACTCACAAGCCAGATAGACTTGCTGCGCCGTCGAGACATGTCCTTGAGAATAGCCATTGAGTTTTCGACCCCGATGCTATCAAGACCACTGTCAATGAGTTCATCAATGAACAATGTGTTGATCGGGAAGTACAAGTTCTCCCAGACATCACGGAAAGCGAATGACAAGCCTAGGATAAGCCTATTGCGTTCGCCACGGGACAGATTGTCAAAGTCAAGCTCACGGCCGAGTTCAGTGATTTCAACTGAGAGGTCATTCATGAACACAACCGTGTGAGGTAGACCGATCTTGTCAAGATAGTGCGTCAGTCGTGCGTTCAGATATGACAGGTTTTGGTCGATGATCTTCTTACGAACAAAGCTATCCTTGCTTGTTAACAAGTCAAGCAGGAACTTCAAGTGATCGCCTAGCTTCGATAGCTCATTGATCTTTTCAAAATTAACTTCTTGAAGTGCGTTTGCTTCCATGTCACTGATCTGATCCACATAAGGATCGACTTCAGCTACCTTCGTCTCAATCTGCTTGACTAAGCCGGCTACCACGCTGCGATGTTCAATCGCTTCTGCTTCCGTATCATAATGTGTTGCAGGCGGAGGGCCTAAGACTTCATTGGTACATGCTTCATCGATCTGTTCAGCATATGGATCAGTTTCTGCCATTTTAGTATTGATCTGATTTTGAATGTTCTCAAGTTCAGACTCATGCTTGATAGCTTCTGCTTCAGTCTTGTAGTGCGTGACAGGAACCAAACCCAAATCAAATATAGAATTTTTATTTTTTTCTAACTCAGTTTGGGTTTGGGTAAGCTCATCATGTGCAGCAGTAAGAAGTTCACGTTTACTGCTTACAACGGCAGTATGATTTTCATCATGAAAGTCTTGACCGCAAGCATAACACTTGTTTTCTTCAAGTGTCTTGATCTCACTTTCTAGCTTTGTGACGAGTGCCTTATCCTTCTTGAGCGTTGCTTCCAAAGAAGCAATCGTCTTGTTCAGCGAAGCAAGCTCAATCTTATTGGCGTTATAAACCTTAAGATTAGAGTGAGCCTGTAACTCAGCAGCGATATCAATCGTCTTGATGTTATCATAGCTAGCCTGCAGGACTGCAACATCTGCATCTCGTTTTTGCATCCATGCAGTCTGCCTAGCAATAAGCGCATTGCATGTATCTTGCTTCTTCTTCTTTTCATTATAGATTGCTAGATCAGCATGAGCCTTTAGTTCTGCGGTGATGTCGATCTTGCTTAGTTCGTCAAAGTCACTCACAAGATTGTTGAGGTCTTCGCTGTGCTTTGCATTCCATAGTCGCTGGCGCCTGCGCAGATTCTCAATCTGTTCTTCGACTCGCTTGTTAGCTTCCTGAATAGTCTTGACCTTGAACTGCTCTTGTTCAATGGTATCTTTGTTAGACTTCATTTTGGTCTTGATCGCTTCTGCTTTCTCTGAAAGCAGGGTGATACCGAGAAGCTGTTCAATGATCTTGCGCTGCTCACCGGCACCCAATGAAAGGAAAGGTTCAGTATAGGTGTTCAATGCTACGATATGCTTGAACATATCATGAGTCATTCCTAGAGTACGCTCAATTTCTTTTTGCGTGTCCTTGTTCTCGCCTTGAGCAGTGTCTTTGTCTTCTTGTTGCTCTACACCGTTGACATAAAACTTCAGGATGTTTGGTCTACGACCACGTTCGATCTTATAGTCAACCCCCTTAGAACTATATTCAAGCGTGATCATCATACCCTTTCCGTTGGTACGATTGATCAGATTGTCTTTTCGAATCTTGTTTATGGGTAGGTCAAATAACGCATAGGATAATGCTTGCATGAGTGAAGTTTTGCCGGTTCCATTACGAGATCCGGCTCCACCCAAATCTAGATTCTCACCTAGAATAAGAGTAAGTTCTTTGTTATCAAAGTTTACAGCTTGTGTCACTGCCCCAATAGAAAGGAAATTACGTAAGGTTATATTCTTGATTACAATACTCATAGGTTGCGATAAATCTCTAACAGTAGCTTAGGATCATAGAAATCACTTTCAATCTTTGTGATTTGATCAATGACGATTTGGTCAACACTTTCAAAGCTGACTTCACCGGGAGCGAGGTCTTGGGAATGTTCAGTATTCTTGATAGGAATCAGTGACATTTCTCGTAGTTTATATTGTGGAATGAGGGTTTCACGAATGAAGGTTGCTTCCTCATATGAGATATCGATATCAAGATGAACACGAACACATGATTTAGGAAGCAGAAGCCCGTCAGGATTATCTAGAACCTCACTCAACTTATAGACACGAAACAGCGGTTGACCTGACCACGAATAAAATTCAGGGTCACTGCCCCATTCTAGGATCATCATTCCTCGGGCATCATCACCTGCATCTGCGTAGTTATGCGGAAACGCATTCCCGATATACCAAATGTTCTTCTTGCACTGGCGCTTGTGGAAATGCCCAGAGAACACCCATTCAAAACCTGCGACATACTCTGAATTGATTTCTCCATGATCAGGCATCTCTACCATCGCATTCATATAGAAGTGTGGCAACTCTAGATGGGCAAATAGATACTTACCCTTCATCTTTAGTAGCTTCTTATAGTCCTCACCGACTAACCAAGGAGCAATGACTACATCATCTTGCATGAACCAATCATTCACGATTGTGACATTAGGTAGATGTGTTGCCCATTCTACTGAGTGAATGTCCCTGCGATCACGATAGTAAAGATCATGATTGCCAGGAATGAAATATACATGATCAAATGCAGAATTTAGTTTCTCTAAAGCACGAAGACCGAACTGAAGGGTGTGCATATTGATGCTCGCTCTATGGTGATTGTAATCACCTAGAAAGAAACAAGTCTCACACCCTTCAGCTTTAGCTTTACTGATAAACCAATCTACGAAATCAAGACAATCTTGGTTGTGCTGTAAACTGTTACTCTTTAGTCCGAAATGAATGTCTGTAAAGACAGCCGCTTTTTTGAATAGTTGTGCCATACTTATACTATATTGTCCTTGATTGTAAATTGCAATCGGTTAGGTTACCTTAGTCTAGCTGCATTTTTGTATCACGCATTTGTCTCGTGAATGAAGGATTCAATCCATTCATCTCAAGGATATCATCGCGGATATTCTGATTCCTCTTTTCAGTGTTAAGAACACGGCAGAAGCTATTAGTAATGGCTGCGGTATAATAAGCAAAAGGATTAGAAGATTTAGCTTCATTGAATCGAAGCCCGACGTAAGTTAATTGAAGGATAGCCGAATTGCGCATCTCATCGTTGTACGTGTATCCACGCCAGTTGAACTTCATTGCATACTTCTCACACAGCATCATATACATGCGAGCTAGCTTGTTCGTGATTTTTCCGTGGTCCTTAGAGAAATGTCCGTTCTCAATGCCGCCTACCCAGTGAGACTTACCGATACATCGCATTGTGTTGGTTTCGTCTAACTTGAAATGCTGGAAGGGAGGAAAATTAACCTTAATGTGGACCATATCATCTACGTCGTTCCGGGTGGTCTTATCTTCTAAATCTGAAAAATCTTCACTGTCGTCTTCATCAAACATGATGATATCTTTGGCAGTTTTTTTCTTAGTTGATTTTCTAGGTTGCTTCTGTGCTACAGGGATGTGATCCCAAGTCATGACCCTGAATATGAGATCAGTGACTGGGATATCTTCTGCTGAAATCTTCTCATTTAATTCTTGTGATAATCTAACTGCTCGCACCTCTTTGGCTGATTGTACTTGTTCTGGCTTCAGTGCGTATTCTAAACTAGTTTCCACTGGAGAATCCGGCATGTCGATAATCAAGTCATAGCGATGATATTCCGGAAGTGTGAAGTAGCAGTATGAGTTTTTGCTTGTGTGTATTTCTTTTAATATGTCTTTGTTGTTTAGATAATTGATAGGTCTCTTAGAAGTCATTAGTACTGGTTTTCCTTTATAGTAACACTATTGTACTAGTACTGTTGTATAAATGCAACAGTATTGGGTAAAAATTGGGGTTTTTCTGAGCGATAAATACAATGTAGAGAAATATATTTATCAGAGGGAAATATGGTTGAACCAGTAACGTTTAATGCTAGCGGCGGCGGCACAATTGTTGCTACACAAGATCCAAACACCGGACAGCCTACCTATGTTCTCAAGTTACCGAGCGGTACTGTATTAGGACCTATATCGCAATCTGATTTTAGTAGTGGTAATAAAGGTTTTAGTGATTCATTAAGTGGTAGAGGCGGCAATGTAGCAAGTTTATCATTAGGAAATTTTACTGCGTCTGATATCACTGTTCCTGCTGACATAGATTTTTTGCAAGGTTTGTATATCAATAATCAAAATATTGCAGCACAAGCACAACAAGACTTTCAAACACAAGATACTACTGCATCTAATACTACTGCGGCAGACACTCCGACTGCAACTGCACCTGCTGTAGCACCAGTAGTAGAAACTTCTACACCTGCAAATACAACAGACCCGTCAGTATTTCTTAATGCTGCTAGTGCTGCCGGTATTGCTAACACACCGCTTCCTAATAATACTACTATAATACCTGCACAGAGTGATCCTATAGTAGCAACCGGTTTAAATACTGATACTGTGCAAAATTCTACACCTGAAGTAGTTGCAGTCATCGCCCCCACAGCAATCACACCAGTAACAGCAGAAACTATAAAAACACCTCCGTTAACTGATGCACAGATATTAGATATTGCTCCTCCTGTATTACCGGATGTTGGAACTGTTGCACCTTCTGCTACAGGTGGATCACAGGGTATTACTGGTGCTAAAAAATCTGCACAAAAATCTGCGACTCAACAAGATCAAGCTAATGCAAATGCAAAAAATGACTGGAGAGTTAGACTTGCGTTAGCTCCAGGTGCAAATTATTTGTACAAAGCAGCGACTGAAGGAACGTTATTATACCCCCTTAATAAGACAGATGGTGTGATATTTCCATATACACCTACTGTAAGTGTGGCATACGCAGCAACATATGATGCGCAGTCACTCACCCATAGTAATTATAAAGTCTATCAATACCAAAGTAGCAGTGTTGATTCGGTTACGATATCCGGAGATTTCACCTGCCAGGACGTGTTCGAAGCAAACTATTTAATGGCAGTGATTCACTTTTTTAGATCAGCGACAAAAATGTTTTATGGACAAGATAGTAATCCTAAAAACGGAACTCCTCCTCCGTTATGTTATATTTATGGATTAGGGGCATTTCAATTTGATGGTCTTCCTTTAGCAATTACCGCTTTTACATATAGTTTGCCGGCAGATGTGGATTATATTCCTACAACAGGTGCAGCTCCTGCAGGAGTTTCTCAAACCTCAACTCCAAATAGAAACAATACATCTAATAGTTCACTTCTTTCAGGATCAGGAAGAATGATAGGTTTACGGGTTGGGGCAGGCGGAACACCCGCTCTTCCCGTTTATCCTACAACTACTTCTTCTATCAACCAAACTACTTCATGGGTACCTACAAAAATTCAGCTTTCTGTAACATGCGTCCCTGTTGTAAGTAGAAATGCAGTATCCAATAAGTTTAGCCTAAGAGATTATGCTACTGGCAACTTACTTAACCGAACAAACGGAGGATTTTGGTAATGTCGGGCAATCAAAGTTTATACCCTGCTACTAGTCCATATAATAGTACGAACGTGGCTAACAATTTATTTTTAGATGTTATGTTGTATCGTCCTATACCTATGTATCCTAGTGATGTATATATGGTTCTAACTTCGGTGTATGAGTATAGACCTGATCTATTAGCATACGACTTATATGGTGATGCAAAACTTTGGTGGGTATTTGCTGCACGAAATCCAAACAGATTAGGACCTAATCCTTACTTTAATTTTACTGCTGGTACAGGGATATACATACCTAATATAGATACATTGAGGACGGTATTAGGAATATAAGATGAGTGTAAATTCTTCTGTAACTGTAGGCGGATATACTATAAAATATTCAGCAGCTAGTAATGGTTATGTAACAATAACAATATTTTCAAATTCAACTTCAAAAACTGTAGCAATAACTCAAGGTGCTGATGTTAATACTGTAATTTCTACAGCGGTCAACCAAATACAAAGAGATGTTAAGACTGGCAGTGTAACTTCAGTAGATGCAGACACTTTAACAAGTTACTTAAATTCATCAGGTGTAACTGATCTTAATAACCTAGTAAGTCAGGCAGCTCCGACAGCACCGCCTCCAACTCCGCCGCCCCCGACCACACCTGCTACAACGCCAACGACTACCCCTCTCCCTCCGCAACCGCCACCGTCAAGTGCAAACACATTGACTGGACCGGCAAATAGTGATAGCGGATCTATTCAAAAATCTTCTTCCGGAACTACTCCGAAATCTCCTGCTGCTGTTGCTGGCGCAGGCGGAGCTACTCCAAATAGCGTGAGTGGATCTTCTACTGCTCCTAGTAAACCACAAAGTGCTTCTAGTTCTAAATTGCCTACTACTCCAAATGGGTATCAATTTCAAGCAAGCATTGCTAGCACTCAACAAGTAGCACAATATTCTGCCCCTGGAAAACGACTAAAAAATCCATTAGGAGAGTTTCCAACATACACATATCAACTTAGCTTGTATATGATCACCCCTGATGCATATGAAGCATTTGTTACTAGTGGTAGAACAAAGATCGATATTTTTAATGATCTCACTAAAGGAACCGGTGCCGGTGGAGCATTCCTTATTGCACAAAGCGGAGGGATCAACAATACTACTACAAAAAGAATGCCGGGCTTTGAATTTGATTATGGCATTGATAATTTAGAAATCAGACAAGCGATTAATGCTAAAGCTACGCAGGATGCTAATACCATTTCTGCAATTGATTTAAATTTCCAAATATCAGAACCTTATGGATTTTCTTTGATTCAAAAACTCAAAAAAGCAAATGACTTGATTTCTGCTTATTCCGGCGGCCCCCAAAACACACCGGAGAATGGAACTAGACAATTCTTTATCTTAGGTATTAGATTTTTTGGGTACAATACAAACGGTATTCCTGCCAAACCTACTGATAAAATGTCTTATAATGGAAATGCAGCCAATCAACCCAATGTAGATGGAATGATCGATCCTTTAGCACAGAATGGAGTATTGTTCGAACACTTTTATGATATAGTTATAAAAACTTTTACATTTAAACTTGATGGAAGAATGATAGTCTATAACATAGAAGCAGCTAATGCAGGCACTCAAGCAGGATTTTCAATAAAGCGTGGAACTATTAAAGAAAACACCCCTATTACCGCAAGTACTGTGGCAGAGATGTTAGATAAATTAATAGTTAAAATTAATAATGATCAGAAACTATTAGCTGATCAGAAGAAAATACAATATCCTAATACATGTGAAATTGTTTGGATGCCGGGAACACAACCTATAATTGATGCTACCATGGTATCAGATGCTGATAAGGATAAATCTAAATCGCCCGGAAGCGGAGCTACCTCTACGAAAGATGTTACGGTTGCAAATGAAGTTTCTCATCAGACTGCTAGTGTGGGTGTTGCTCAGACTATAAACTTTCCTTACGGTATGAATATTATGGCAGCAATAAATCAGGTAATTGCTCAAAGCTCATATATCAATGATGCATTAAAGGTAATTTATACAACAGCACTAGAATCATCGTCTGCAACTAAATCACCGGCTGAACAAAAAAATCCACAGCCTAAAAATGTTAGTTGGTTTAGCTGCTATGCACAAATAAAAACTATAAAATGGGATAGCATAGTGAATGATTGGGCATATGAGATGCAATATATAATTCAAAAATATGAAACGCCTGTTGTAGATAGTGCTTATGTTTTTTCAGGAAAATCATATCCAGGTGCCCATAAGCGATATGAATATTGGTATACCGGAAAAAATTCAGAAATTCTTCATTATGAACAAACATATGATAACCTATTTTTTAATGTAGCAGTAGCTCCTGACGAAGGTAACGGCGGCGCAAAACCTTCAGGTAGCAGCGGTGCCCCAACACCAACTAGTGGCACTACAAAAAACACAGCAATTGTTCCTGGATTATTTACTTCACAACCGCGTTTAGGAAAAACAGGGGACGGCATGGAAGCTACTAACAATTATACTACGTCATTGTATGATCCGAATTCGTATTCTCAAGTGCGTATGAGTGTTTTAGGAGACCCAGATTATCTCATGCAAGAACCATCATTTAGTGAACAAGTTGTATATGACAAAGTATATGGAACCAATGGATTTAATATTAATCCGGGCGGTGGCCAAATCTTTGTTGAAGTAGATTTCAAAGAAGCAATAGATTATGAAAATCAATTTGGTACATTAAGTATAAATGAGTCTATAAACTTTCTTAAATATCCACCTGAGATTGCTGAAAAGATAAAAGGAATTGCATTCATACTCACTGATGTCAGTAGTAAATTTAGAGGAGGGTCTTTTACTCAAGATTTAACTTTAATTCTACCTCCTTTTGCTAATGCAAGTGCATCTAGTAGCTCAGTTGATAGTGGTAGGCCTCCGACAAATGTTACGCCTAATAATGCAAATAATGGGTCACCGCCCGGAAACACCACTCAGTCATCCGGTAGTACAGGGACAAAGGCTGACCCTACCTTTAATTCAAGTAATCCTACTACTGTAGCAACAAATACTAATAACCAGACTCCTGCACAAGGTACTACTCCTACAGGGGCCAATGCCCAACCGGTAGCAAATGATGATTCACATGGATAATATAATATGACACAAGACGTAGTAAAAACAGTAGGACCTATAAAATCTTCAAAACCAGATGTCGGTGGTGCTGCTACAAAAAACTTTCCGGTGTTCGGTATTGTGAAAGATAATATTGATCCTACGCGATCAGGTAGAATCAAAGTATTGCTAGCTGATAAGATACCGAACAATTCAGATGATGCATCAAATTGGGTAACAGTTAGTTTCCTCTCTGACTTTTTCGGTAAAATAGATAGTGCTGCTGGAACAGGAAAAGACGATCACGGCACATATAAATCAAACCCTACTTCATATGGACAATGGCATGCTCCTCCTGATATCGGGACAAAGGTAATCTGTATTTTTGTTAATGGAGACCCTAATTATGGATTTTATATTGGATGCGTTCCGGAAGCAGAGACACTTCATATGGTTCCTGCGATTGGTTCATCTGATAATATTATAGCAAACGGCGGTGAGGCACAAAGCTACGGCGGTGCAACTAGATTACCGGTCACAAATTTAAATACTAATAATGCTTCTAATGCAGATAGTCCTAATTTCAATAATAGTCCTCGCCCGGTTCATAGTTATTCTGCTACTATCATGAACCAGCAAGGTATCTTACGAGATCCTATTCGAGGTCCTATCTCATCTTCTGCATCACGTGAAGCAGCATCTCGGGTAGGTTGGGGAGTATCTACTCCTGGTCGTCCTATCTATGAGGGAGGATATGATGATTCTACTGTAACTCAGAACTTAGATGCAAGCAAGAATGCACAATTAAAAGTTGTTGCTCGCCGGGGCGGACATTCTATCGTCATGGACGACGGAGATATCATCGGCAGAGATCAACTTGTTCGTATTCGTACTGCATTAGGACATCAGATTTTAATGAGTGATGACGGTCAGACATTGATGATCCTTCATTCTAATGGTCAATCATATATTGAGTTAGGTAAGGAAGGTACGATTGACATGTACTCTACTAACTCAGTGAATATCAGAACACAGGGTGACTTAAATTTACACGCTGACCGAAACGTCAATATTCATGCCATGGAGAATCTCAATATCCAAGCAAAGAATCTTCAGACTAATTCTGAAGAAAATACAATGATGCGATCAGGGTCAGACTTTAACGTGTCAGCTACAGGTAAACTTACTGGTCTTGCGGGTGGACCTGTTGCTTGGGCTGCCGGCGGCGAAGCAAGTTTGGTAGGTGGCGGACAGACATTTGTTAATGGCAGTAAAGTAAATCTCAACAGCGGTTCTCCTAGCACGACTCCTGAAGCAGTCAAGCCTATCCCGTTGGTAGCACAAACGGATACACTACATGATCAAGAAAAAGGATTTGTCGCTGCACCAGGAAAGCTACTCACTATCGTATCTCGTGCCCCAGCACATGCCCCCTGGGCTAATGCAGGACAGGGTGTTGATGCTAAAACAAATCTTGATGCAGCAAGCCAACTTCCTTCAGCAGCAAGCCCGGCAGTTCAATCAGCTACTGCGACTGCCTCTAATAATGCAACTCCGCCCGCAGTAGCTACAGTTGCATCAGCGCCGTCGAGCGTACCGGCAGTTTCTGCTGCTATGGATAAAAATACTACAGCAGCAGCACTAGGTGCAGTAGCAACTTCAGCAGCAGCAGGGCCATTATCAGCAGCAGTAACTCAGGGTGCAGCAGTGGTCAATACTGCACAGGGACCTATCGCTGCGGTAGGATCATTTGCACAAACTGCATCTCAGCTTGCTGCGGGTGGAATATTAAAGCCTGGATCAGCTACGTTGGTAACAAGTTTAGTTCAGTCAGGTGCAAACATCACACAGGCGATGCCGTCATCATTGTTCACTGGAGCAGGTGGGGTACAAAATCTTACTAGCCTAGTACAAAATACTACAGCACAGGCTACATCTGTTGTCAATACCATGCAACAAGCACAGACTGCATTAGGACAGGTGGGAGCTATTACCGGTGCTGAATCTGCCACTCAAGTGACTGGCATGGTTACCGCTGCTGCAACTGTTGGGCTGGGTTCTACTATCTCTGCTATTCAACAAACAACCACTACAGCATCTTCAGTGGCAAGTGGAGCTATTCCAATAGCCGGTATTGTAGGAGTCGAAGGCACAGTGACAGGTGCATTGAATTCTGCAACCGGTACACTAAACAGTGCTGCAACTACATTGACTAGTGCAGCAAGTGGAGCATTAAAAAACGCGACAGGTGCAGCAGGATCGCTCGCCGGAGTTGCAAACTCATTGACCGGATCTCTGTCGGGTGCAGCAACAGGTATACTAGGGTCAGCAAAATCTGCATTGGGTGCGATTGGATCAGGGGCAGCCGCAGCAGGGTTAGCACAATCTATTGGTGGATTGGGCGGAATTCAAAGTGCATTGACTGCAATGGGAAATGTTCCTAGCTTAGCTTCACTTATCAACAAAGCAGAAGGAGTAGCTGCATCAGCATTTAATGCAGTAAAAAATTCATTCAAGCCACTACAAGCAGGTGTTCCGCAAAATCTAACACAAATCGCAAAAGAAAATGCTGCATCAGCCGCAGCGGTCGCGAGCCAGACCACACAAGCAAGTAGTAATTTGTTAAACTCTGTGGGGGCTATTGCTGGAAATGGAGCAGGCACTGGTATCTTGACAGGAGCATTATCTGCTGCTACAAGTGCTATAGGAAGTGTAACAGGCGCAGTGAACACAGTCGGCGGCGCAGTAGTAAATGCATCTGGATTAAGTTCTATTGCAGGAACAGTAGGTGGTATCACGAAATCAGTTGCATCATTGAACAATAGTGTATCAAGCATTACCGGAGGCATTACCGCTGCTACTAACAAGTTAAGTGCAACCGGTGGATTAGGAACTGCGGTAACTTCTACTATCAATAACCTATCAGGAGTTGCGGGCAGTGTGTCTAATGCAGTGACAGGTTCAGTGTTGAATACTACGATAGGTGGAATACAAAATGCTGTAAACAACGTGAGTGCAATAGCCGGTGCAGGAGCTACGATTGCATCAGGTGGAACGGCTGCATTAACAAATGCCGCATCAGTAATTCAGCAAGGAGCATCTGCTGCGGTATCCTCTGCTCTAGCGAGCGGATTGAGCAATCTTCCAGGAGGAATCAATACGGTCAATAATGTTGTGAACCAAGCAGCAGGAGCAGTAAATTCTATTCCAGGAACTGGAGCATTGACTGGTGCGATCAAGACAGCACAGACCGCAGCGATGAATGGATTATCTTCATTGACAAGTACATCAGGTGCACTGACTGCTGCTACGAGTGGTATAACCGGAGCATTAGGTGGTGCAGCAAGCCAGTTAGGTGGACTGACTGCATTAGCATCTGCTGGACTACCGGTAGGTGCAGTTGCACAGCTACAATCCTCTATTGCCTCGCTCACTAGTGGAACACCGGGGGCGATTTCTCTACCTACTGTAGGATTCAATACCACAGACAGAGGATCAATCACAGCACAGATCACATCTACTCTAGGTGATCCAGGTATTCCAACTCCGAATTTAGTCGGGTCTATCCCTGAAGCTACTAAATCGGCAGTTGATGATGCTAAACAAAAGGCTGAACAAGAGTATCAGGCTGCTGGTGCTGCATATGATGCAAAAACCGCAGAAATAAAAGTACTACTAGATGCATACAAAAAACTAGATGCAACATTACCGCCGGGCGATCCTGCAATCGATGCAGCTTATAAAAAGTATCATGATCTCTATTATGGAGCAGAGTATGCTGCAATAAAGAAACGCTACTTCGATGCGGTAAAAGCTACAGTATAAATACTACAAAGGAATGATCAATGCCGCAATACGTAGGATTTAGTACTCAAAATGCATGTCTACCAAGAAGCACTAACATGCAACTCAATAGTTCTATGGGTTCTAGTGTAAGCATCAACGGACTCAACATCAATGGTTACGGAATTCCTACTGGATATGGCGGAATCGGGAACTCATTGATTTCTGGAAAGAAGTTTACTCTAACTGATAGTCAACTAGTGATTCGAGATTTTCTAAACGCATTGAATATTCCTCTAGGATCAGTTGTCGGTCAACCCGGAATAGGCACCTCGCTCTGGTCATTCTTGTTCGAACCTAATACTATAGATGTTCAGACACAACTTGAACTTGAACTTCGCAGGGTTGCTGCTCAGGATCCTAGAATCGATCTTAATCTTGTGCAGGCTTTTCCGCAAGAAAACGGTATCCTTGTAGAAATACAATTTTCAATAGTGCCTTTCAATAATCCACAAACTTTAAATGTATTCTTTAATCAGCAAACATTAGTTGCTGCTCCGGTATAACAAAAATCCACTTTTTTGATAATGATAAATATATTCATATCAAAAGAGTATAATTATGGCAACAAGTACTAGACAATCTGCATTATTTGGACTGAATGACTGGAAGACATTCTATCAAACATATAATCAGGCCGATTTTCAAAGTTATGACTATGAAACCCTGCGCAAGGCTTTCATCGATTATCTACGTCTGTACTATCCTGAAACTTTCAACGACTACACCGAATCTTCTGAATTCATCGCATTACTAGATGTTATCGCATTCATGGGTCAAGGTCTTGCTTTCCGCGATGACCTAAATGCTCGTGAAAATTTTATTGATACTGCTGAACGTCGTGACTCAGTTATCAAGCTCGCGAACCTCGTGAGTTATACACCGAAAAGAAATCTTGCCGGTCAAGGATACTTAAAAGTAATCAGTGTTTCAACAACGCAAAATATCACTGATATCAACGGCATGAATCTAGGCAATCAGACAGTTCTTTGGAATGATCCGGCTAATGCGAACTGGCTAGAACAGATGAATACGATCTGGAATGCTGCAATGATCAATACACAAAGGATTGGCAGACCAGGCAACACGACTGATATTTTAGGTGTTACTACGAGTGAGTATGCATTACAGATTCCTACTACATCACTTCCGATCATTCCGTTCACTTCTAATATCAATGGCATGAACATGAACTTTGAATTAGTGAGCGTATCAACTATCGGTGAAGATTATGTTTACGAGATTCCTCCTGCACCTTCAGGTCGTTTCAACATGCTATATCGTAATGACAAGTTAGGATTCGGATCTCCAGAAACAGGATTCTTCTTCTACTTCAAGCAAGGTTCTCTACAGAATTATGACTTCACCCTTCAGCAACAAGTTGCTAATCAAAATATCGGTATTGGTACTATCGAAGGGGTGAACAACACTGATACATGGTTATATCAGATCAATAATAATAACACACGGACCTTATGGAAGCAAGTAGATAATATCTACGCTGATGCGTATCTACAGACTGAAACATCTGGAAGAAAGATTTTCTCAGTAAACTCAGGATTCAATGATACTGTTTCATATATATTTGGTGATGGAGTATTTTCTGCGATTCCATTAGGAAATTATAGAGCATATGTTCGTGCAGGAAATGCGTTGACATATACTATCGATCCTAATGAGATGAACAATGTCACTATCTCGTTTACATATATTGATAGAACAGGTAAACCTCAGACCTTGACTATCGGACTAACACTGACATTAGTTGTGAATAATGCACAGGCTCGTGAAACCCAGCAAGACATCAAGCAACGTGCACCTACTCGCTACTATACACAAAACAGAATGGTCAATGGTGAAGACTACAATAACTTCCCGTACACGCTGTATAGTTCAATCATCAAGTCTAAGGCGCTGAATCGTTCTTCGATTGGAGTATCAAAGAACTTAGATTTACTTGATCCTACTGGCAAATACTCAAGCACTAATTCTTTTGGTAGTGATGGTGCACTATTCCAGAGTGATGTGGAAGGATTCTTGAATCTAACTATCACGAATTCTAGTGACATTATTTCATTCTTCACGAATAATTTAGCTGCGGTACTTGGACTGAATAGTGCCAATCAATATTATGTACAGAATTATCCTAGATATCTAATCACGGATCCTGCAACAACCCCAGCATCTCAATTTGTATATTGGAAAACAAGCACAGTTGATACTAGCACAGAATCAGGTTACTTTTATAGTGTGCTCGGTGCCCTAGAATCTCCGCTTTCGGTAGGAACATATTCTTCTACTAATCTAAAGTATATAACAACAGGAGCGTTGTGTAAATTCGTCGCTCCTATCGGTTATTACTTTGATCCTAATAATCGTTTAATCCCCGGTATTCCAGGATCAGGTGATTCTACTTATATCTGGACAACTGTTCTCAATGTAGCAGGTGATGGCAGTAATAATAATCAAGGAACGTTTGCTAATGGAACAGGCCCAATAAAGATCAGCGGGTATCTACCTGACGGTGTTATCTTGACCAATGTCATTCCTGTATTTGACAATAATATTCCTGCTGCGGTAATTCAAGAATGTGTTCTGAGAATGGAGCTACAGCAGAACTTTACATTAGAATTTGACAACTCATTGTTGATTACACAACAACGTTGGTCAGTAGGTAAATATAATAATCCAAATTATTTTGTAAAGTTTACATCTACTGGTGTCAATATGTATACTATCACATACAGAGCATTAAACTATTATTTTGGTTCTGTTGCAAGCACTAGATTTACTATGAATAACAATGAGATAGTATATGATCCTTATTCGGGTAAGATCATTCAAGATTTCGTGAATATTCTTTCAATCAATACCCAACCTAATTCAACACAAGCATTGGGTAAAGATTATAAGATAAATGTCATAGGTCAAACAACACAGAGCGATGGTTATGTGAATGATTTTGAAGTACAAGTTGCAGCTACAGATGTAAACAACAGACAACTACTATTGAATCCAGATTTTTTCAGTGAAGTGACTGGATATGTTTCAGGTGGCACCAATACAGGAATCTATGTTTTCTTTGAAACAGTCATTGATCCTCTAAATCTGTCACGCCAATACATTATTCCTACGACTGATGTTGTCTATGTATATCCTACTTTGAGTCAGATCGAAGTAGTGAAATATGATTATCCTTTAGGACAATTGTTTTATGCATATAGCGATGGGATTTTTTACAAGTCAGTGCAAGATTATACGGTCGTAACTCCATCTTATATTATGACTCCGCAACCACAATATTCAGTATTGCCGGGTCGTCAGGGACTATCCTTCCAGTACAGACATAACTCTAATAACACAAATAGAATTGATCCTGTCACTACGAACATCATTGATCTATATGTGGTGACTCAATCATACTATACAGCATATCAAAATTATATTCAAGATACTACCGGTACTGTTCCTGAACCAAATCGACCAACGATCAATGAACTTAGCCAAGACTACGGACAAGTTCAAGATTATAAAATGCTATCAGATGCAGTGATCTTAAATAGTGTTGTGTTCAAGCCGCTGTTTGGTCCAAAAGCTGAACCTGCACTTCGTGGTACTATCAAAGTTATCAAGATGAGCAGTACAAGCGCAAGTGACAGCGAAATTAGAAGTGCAGTACTGACTGCTATGAATACATATTTCAATGTTAACAATTGGAACTTTGGTGATACTTTCTACTTCTCAGAATTAAGTGCTTATCTACATGCACAGTGCGGTGATTTGATTAGTTCTGCGGTTCTTGTTCCTAATGACCCAAATAAAAGATTCGGAGACTTATATGAAATCAAATGTTTACCCTATGAAATTTTCGTGAACGCAGCAACATCAAATGATATCGTAGTCGTAGCGGCTCTTACACCCGCAGAACTTCAAATTGCATAAAAGATAAGTATATACATGGCTAGAATTAGAACACTTAATTTTCTTCCAGAGGTTTTTCAAACTCCTCCTAACGCTCAGTTTTTGGCAGCGACATTAGATCAACTCGTAAATTCTCCCAACGTCGCTAACGTTCAAGGTTATGTGGGAAGTAAGTTTGGCACCGGCGTCAATGCTACAGATGCTTATGTGCCCGAACCTACTAAAGCTCGTGTTGACTATCAGTTAGATCCTGCAGTGGTCTTCACCAAACCAAACGAAACGACTGCAAATGATTTTGTGACTTATCCTGGAATCCTTGATGCTATTAAATTAGCAGGAGGAATCACAGATGATAACAGCAAGTTGTTCACTAGCCAATTTTATTCATGGGATTCATTCACTAACTTAGATCCATTGATTAATTTCAATCAGTACTATTGGCTACCGGATGGTCCTCCTGCAGTAACAGTTGCAGCTTCTACTATATTCTCCAAAGAAGCCTTTGTTGTAACTAGTAATACCAATTCATATAGTATTGTAAGAGAAGGTTCTACTACTTCAAATGCTAATCCTCCGATCACCTTATTGAGAGGAGGTACATATACTTTTGCAGTCAATCAGAATACCCGATTCTGGATTCAAGGGGCTCCGGGCATATCAGGTTATAGTCCAACCCAGCCTAATCAACCGGTTCGTGATGTTTATGGTGTAACGAATAACGGAGTAGAAACTGGATTTGTGACATTCGAAGTTCCGCTGAAGAATGCACAGGATGAATTTAATTTTCCAAATACTGTGAATGTCGATGTGATCAGTACTACATCATTTGATAACATCAATGGTCAGTTCGTTAATTCATTTGCAGGCATCGACGGTATCACATCACTATTAGGATTGACTGTTGCATTCTACAACACGCCGCAAGAAATCGCATACATCTCTTCCTACTACGGTGAGACCTCGTATGATACAAACGATCCTGCGTTAGTTCCTCCGGCTACGCTTTCTATTGCTAGCTGTAATACGAGCGCATTCACCCTTGCATCAGGAAATACTAGTGGTTTGGTTGTAGGTGGTACTGTAACTTTCACGGGAACAGTATTCGGTGGAGTCAATCCTGGTCAAGTTTATTTTATCAATAGCATTCCTAGCTCTAATTCATTCACTATCGCAACTTCATTGAATGGTCCGACCCTAACCCTGACTGCTGCATCAGGCAGCATGACTGCAAACGTCAATCAGGGCTTGTATGAAGATGGATATAATGCAAACATTAATACAACATTCTTCACTGTAACCTATATCGGTGATCCTACTAATCCAATCATTCGACTAGTACCGTCAGGTGCGATTCCGTCAAACACGAAGATCGTGCCCGTATATGGAGTAGAGTGGAACAATAGACCATTCTATCTAGATGTTGCCAACAATCTAGAATTGATTCCTTATATTAGTGCTCCGCTTGATGTTCTTTACTATCAGGATGGAACTGATCCTAATAAAGTGGGAACTATTCACCTAATCGAAAGCAATCTTAATAATACTATCGACGTTGATCTACAGATCCTAGGTAAAAAGAATTATACTGCTCCAAATGGGGTTGTATTCACTAATGGGTTGAAAGTAGAATTTGACGGCGACGTTATTCCTACAAGTTATCTGACTGGACAATACTATGTTCAGGGTGTAGGTACAGCCATCGAATTAGTAAATGTAGAGACTCTCGTTGTTCCGGAAAAGTTCAGTGAAGGTGAATATATCGCATGGGATGTAACAAGCTGGGATATCGGAAATTATGACATCAGCCTTGACATTCCAGTGCTTGCTGATTATATTGTAATTGCGCGTAATGCAATCAGCAAGAATGCATGGGCACGAAGCAATCGTTGGTTCCATATTGATGTGATCAATGCAACTGCAAAATATAATAATGATCCTACTATTGTCACAACGTATGCAACTGCTGCCAATAAAGCAGCAAGACCTATTATTGAATTCTATCCGAATCTAAAACTGTTTGATTCTGGTGCTACTGGTGTAAATCCAGTAGACTTTATTGATACTACCAATACTGATGCGCTCTCGACTGTTCCCGGATCAGTCGCATATTATCCGGATGTTCAAGTGTATTCGACTGCATCTGCTACTATTACTGCTAGCCCTACGACTCCTGTCTCTGCCGGTTCATTCGTTGTAGGAAACACCTACCAAATCAGTACATATGGTACAACGACTGACTGGAATGCGATTGCTGGAACTTCATATCAAAACTACGCAGTAGGAAGCAGATTTGTGTGCGTGAATGCGGGTTCTGGTAATGGTTTTGCAGTACCATTGGCAACATCAACTACTATCACAGTTGCAGCAAGTGCACTTAATGGTACACTTGCTGATTATATGTTTATTGCTGACTCTACTGGTATATTACCTGCTAATTCACAGATCACTAATATTTCAGGAACAACTACATTAACATTGACAGTAACTTGGGCAATTCCTCAGAATGTTGTCGGAGCATCAGGCGTAATTCTATATGCGAGTGATACTACTGTCAATAACTACGGACTATTTCCGGGCGCTCGTGTTATCTTTGCAGGAGATAGTGATCCTAACGTAAGAAATAAAATCTATGTTTCTAATTTCTCTGTGATCGCACCTTCTACTACACCAACCATTACTTTGATTGTAGCAGAAGATGGTATAATCGGACCAGACACACAAACAGTAATAACCCGGGGTTATACAAATGCTGGATTGAGTTACTGGTTTGATGGCTTATATTGGAATCAAGCACAGCAGAAAGTATATTTGAACCAAGCTCCAAAGTTTGATGTATTTGATGCGAACGGTGTAAGCTTCGGAGATAGCACAGTATATCCTAGCACGACTTTTGCAGGCTCTAAGTTATTTGCTTACGGTCTAGGGACAGGAACTAAAGACCCTGTTTTAGGGTTCCCGATTCGTTATAGTTCAGTATCTAACCTAGGGGATATCAGCTTTGATGTCTCGCTAAATTCTGATACGTTTAACTACGTCTATAATAGTAATCCAGTAACACAAAAAGTAAACACCGGATATGTTTATAATTATACCAATGCAGCGACTTACAAGAGATTGTTAGGTTGGGAAACTGCAATCGCGCCTAGCCAGCAGTATCAGATTCTGGAGTTTAATTTTGTTCCAGGAACCACACAAACATCTAATCAGTTCTTGTGTGATATTGCACCTCTTGCTCCTTTGGGGCCACATGAAACTGGTTGGCCAAGAGTCAAGGTGTACATCAATAATGAATACCAAGATACAAATACATACACCTATACAACAACTGATACTACCACTACTGTAATACTCAATACTCTTCCTACAGTAAAAACTGTGATTCAGATTTTGATTCTAAGTGATCAAGTGAGCAAGGCAGGTTATTATCAGATTCCGTTGAATCTAAGCAACAATCCATTCAACACTGACTTGACAGTTGTTAATACAGGTGATATTAGAACACAGTATCAAGATATCTTTATCAATTCTCCTATCGTTACAGGAACTATTTTCGGTACAAATAACTTCAGAGATTGCGGTGATCTAGTACCTTATGGCACTAAGATCATTCAGAACAGTGCTTCACTTGTGTTGCCTGGAATGTCCCTACGTAATCCGCAATATAATCTATTCAATGCTCTGCAATTTAACTCTAATGAATACATCAAGTACAAGCAATTGATCGTAGACACTGTGCAGAACACAGATTATGTTCAGCGATATACTCCTTCACAAATTTTGGATGATGCGATCTCACAGATTGCCGCAGCTAAAAGTGAAGTAAATGCATTCTTCTGGTCAGACATGCTACCAAATCAGAATTCATATATTAGCAATACATATGTCTTTAATAATGATTTGGATAGATCACAGTATCCATTGAGTCATGTATATAATTTCGAGAGTGCAAATTATAATGGTGTTCTAGTTTATTTGACCCGTAATATCGGTGGAATCCTTGCTGAAAGACAATTGATTACTGGTGTCGAATATGTCATTAGTACTGATTCACCCACGTTGACCATCACTATTCCAATGTTGCAAGGTGACAATGTAACAATCAAAGAATATAATCAGACTTATGGTTCTTATGTACCAAATACTCCAACTAAGTTAGGTATATATCCTAAGTTTATTCCGGGAGTTGTACTTGATCCGAATTACACGATCCCTACTTACTTCATTCAAGGTCATGACGGATCATATACCAAACTATACGGTGATTATATTCCTGAAGCTAATGTACTAGTTGATTTCAGAGATCAGGCACTATTGGAATTTGAACAGAGAGTCTATAACAACCTCAAGTTAAGCACAGAGACACCTATCAAGCGTTATGAAGTTGTTCCTGGATTCTTTAGGACTTCAACATATACTTGGGATCAGTATCTACAAATCTATTCGACTCAGTTTCTAAATTGGATCGGTCAGAATCGAATCGATTATAAGACACAGTACTTCTCACGAGTAAATGAGTTCACTTACAACTATACTAATTCTACAAGTAAAGTAGACAATAATCCTATCGTCCAGGGATACTGGAGAGGACTATACGAATACTACTATGATACTACTACTCCAAACACTACTCCATGGGAGATGTTAGGATTTGAGATCATGCCAGATTGGTGGACCTCTCGCTACGGTCCCGCTCCGTATACGAGTGATAACGGAATCCTCTGGGGCGACCTAGAGCAGGGACTAGTATGGAATAACGGTGAACCTTATATCAATCCTCTCGTAGCTCGACCTGGCTTATCAAAGATCATTCCAGTTGACTCTAATGGAAATCTACTCTCTCCTTATAAAGTGATCGTAGGTAATTATAATCCAAGCACATTCAATAAAGATTGGAAAGTCGGTGATGATGCTCCTGCTGAATTGAGCTATCGTCGTAGTTCAACTTATCCGTTCGACTTGACTAGAATCTTTGCACTAACCCGTCCTGCTGAATTCTACAATCTCTGTGTTGATCTGGATCACTACAAATATAATGTAGAGTTCAATCAGTATCTTGTTGATGATAGAAGCCATCTAGTCCCAGCAAATATCCAAGTATACGGTAATGGTATAGCAAAGACCAGCTATCTAAACTGGATCGTTGATTTTGAAAAGCAACAAGGAATTGATTCTACTACTGAATTAACAACATCACTCAATAACCTAGATGTAAGACTAGTATATCGTCTTGCTGGTTATAGTGATAAGTCATTGCTTCAGTTTTATGTTGAAAAACCATCACCTAGCAGTACCAACGCATCACTGTTGATTCCAAATGAAAGCTATGCTATTCTACTATATGATAACCAAGCATTTGATCGCATCATGTTTAGCGGTGTCATTGTTCAGCAGAATGATTCATACTGGACAGTATATGGTAACTCACAGACTAATGCGTACTTCCAGATACTTGATCCAAACTTCAATGGAAATTGGACAACACTAACTACTGAAAATATATCAGTGAAGGTAGCACAATCATACAGCACTAATGTTTCTCTAGTGCCATATGGTACTAAGTTCTACAGCACACAAGACTTAGCACAATTCCTGATCTCATACGGTAAATATCTAGAATCAAAAGGAATGGTTTTTGATGCAATCGAAAATGGAATTCATGTCACTTGGCAACAGATGGTGTATGAATATCTATACTGGGTTCAGACAGGATGGTCAATCGGAAGTATAATCACATTGAATCCTGCTGCAACAACAATGGATATCAATCAGCCGAGTGCCATCGTTCAACCATTGACGATCCAACAGCAGAATTTTGTGTTGAATCAAAATCTATATCCTATCAAGCTCAACGATCTCTGCATCAATCGTGATGGTACATTGCTTCATATGCACACGTTGAATGCAGGAGATACTATGGCTTATGCACAGTTCAACTTGAGCAATTTTGAACATGGTATCGTGTTTGATAACTATACCCTATTCAATGACACCATCTATAATTTGATAACCGGACTTTATCAGAATAGAATCTTTGTTCGAGGACAAAAGACTGCTGAATGGAACGGAACGGTCAATGCTTGGGGATTCATTCTAAATCAGACTGATATTCACGAATTCAATTCTTTCACGAAATATACTAAGGGTGAGATTGTAAAATACAAAAATAAGTATTGGACTTCATTAACCATCATTGAACCATCCGGCGTCTTTGATGAGACAAAGTGGAAGCAGATCAATTACAGCAAGATTCAGCAAGGAATGTTTGCTAACCCAAGCACTCGTGCATATGAAAGCACGTTGTATTATGATGCACAGAAGGCTAATCTACACCAAGATGCTGATTTGTTATCCTTCTCATTGATCGGCTATCGTCCGCGTGATTATCTCGCACTCATTGACTTGACTGATACTGCACAAGTTCAAGTCTACAAGAACATGATTAGAAATAAAGGTACGCTCAATGCATTGAATGCATTCAAGGGAGCTAACCTTCCACAGGGCGGAATTCAGTACGACATTTATGAGAACTGGTCTATTCTAACAGGCACATACGGCGGTGTGCTAAATGAAAATTTTGTAGATTTCAGGCTTCAACAAGCAGACATGACAGGTGATCCTGCAATTGTCAGCCTAACCAACGGTAACGGTACAGCAGGAACGATGCAAGAAGTGTCGATATATGATCTATACAACTATGGCACGGAGATCACTTCACCTGACATTCTTAGTACTACAACAGCAACACCTACACAGATTCTATATCCTAGTGCAGGATACGTCAACTTCAATGATGTCAAGATGTCAACATATTTCTATTCGGGATTGCCTACCGCAACAGATATAAATGGCAAGATCATTCCTATTCAGAATTTCTATGTCGGTGAATTCATCTGGATGGCAAACTTCAAAGAGAAGTGGGGCGTCTTTAGATGGAAGCCTATCGGTCAAGTAACCCAGGTCAGAAATAATCAAAACCAAACAGCAACAGTCACGTTCAACACTCCGCACGGATTGAGCAAGTTAGATCCAATGGCAATCATCAACTTTGCTACATCGGTTGACGGGTACTATATCGTGACTGACGTTGTTAATTTATATGAAGTCATCATTAATCTATCAATCGTTGGTGCTAATCAGACAACTGTTCAAGGGCGTGGGCTGGGCTTCGCATTCGAATCACAGCGTGTTGCGACTCCAAGTGAGATTGAAACACTTAATTTAACTGAGAATGAATTCATCAAGAACCTAGTGTGGGTAGATGAAAATAATGACGGTGGTTGGGCAGTCTATGAGAAGAGCATCAATTACCTATATCAAAATCAATTACAGCTTCCAGAATCTACTACATATGGTTCCGCAGTCGCATACACTGATACATCAGGATATCTCGTAGGGGATGCGGGCGCTAACCGTGTTTATCGATATTCTTATAACAATGTATCCGGTCAATCGACACTCACTCAAACTGTTGTACCATACGGTGGATCCATTGCTACCTCATTCGGATCAAATATCGCATATGCTAAGAATATCTATGTGATCGGTGCTAATGGTCCAGGTGAAGATGACATTGGTAATTTTATCTATGTAATAAATGATAGCATCATTTCAACTGATATGCTAAAATATCAGAATGATTACATCTATGCGTCAGCCGCTGACATCGCAATGTCAGATGATGCTAATTGGCTATATGTGTCTGATATTGCAAATGGGCTTGTTTTAGCATATCGCAGAGATAACATCACATTTAATGCAGGGTATTTCACTTCAGGTGAAACTTACATTATCGATAGTTTAGGCACTACTGATTTTACTGCTATTGGTGCTATACAAAACAAAGTTGGAATTGCATTTATTGCAACTGGTCCTGGTACAGGAACAGGTGTCGCAACACAAGCATCATACAAGCTAGCGCACATCATCAACTGTGCTGATTTGGGACTGACTGCTGATAGTAAATTCGGTAATTCTCTATCAACCAACTATGATGGTAGTGTTCTGATGATAGGTGCTCCTGATGTAGCTGATACTAGTCCGGTTCTTGCTAACTGGGGTGCGGCATATGTTTATCAGCGAGCAGTACAAACATTTGAAGCTCAGTATTCGAGCGTTCCTTATCAACCGTTCGCATTTAATCTAGCCTGGACACCCCAGACAAACACATTCCTTCCTCCGCAGACATTGACTTCGACTACTGTTATTGGAAATTACATTTATGTTAATGATGCAACTTATCTTAGAATAAACATGCCTGTCATGTTCATCGCTGGAAGTGCAGGTGCTGGATTAAATAATAGCGGAATCAATCCATACGTCACTTATTATATTGCAGATATTATAGAAAACACAATTGCATTAAAGACCTCACGTTCAACTAGCACTATTGTTAGCTTGATTGATGGTACAATCACATGCACTATGTATCCGCAATATGATGTGAACGGAAGCACTAGGGTTTATGTTTCTGTTAACGGCAAAGTGGTTCAAGATAACAACTATGCATTAGCCGGAAGTACTCTGTACTATACAGGTAATTTACAAGTAGGTGACATTGTTAACGTTAGTGGTACTGATTTCTTTATGGCGCAAGAATTTAATTCTGAGTACAACAATAGACCTGATGTATATTTTGGTACTTCTGTTGCAGTCACAAAGTATGGATCAACTGTTCTTGTAGGTTCACCGTATGAAATCGATACAGACGGTAAAGAAGGTGCAGTATATAGTTATACAAACGGCGGTGCAAAATATGGTCTAGTGATCGGTACATCACCTTGTAATATCACATCTGCTAGAACATTATTAATTAATGGGTTTGCAGTATACTTACCTATCGGAAATGCCGCTGTAGTGGCAAATGCGATAAATGGTTCAAATATTAATAATATACAAGCAGCCGCAACTGCTGATAATAAGATCATGATTCAGCTTATTAATAGTTCTCTGGCAGGAGTTGATAACAAATTGTTATTGACAACATTTGACAGTAATCTATTTGGTGAGCTGGGTGTGGAACTATTTACTAATACTCAGATTATCAAGTGCCCGCATCAATTTGGTCCAACTGAGTTCGGGTACAAAGTAAAAACAAATCATGCAAATAGTATCGTAATCTCTGCTCCTGTTGGTACACGATATGAAGGTACAGTATTTGATTTTACAGATGACAATAATCTAGACAATGATACTGTGTTCGATAATAATGCGACTCAGTTTGTAGATACTTATCCAAATGCCGGTGCAGTATATATGTTTGAGTATCTCTCAAATTATAATGAAAATCTGGCAAATCCTGGAACATGGACTTACGCACAAAGCACAAATGATATCTCAACTGATTATGGATATAATCCTCAATACGGTGCAGCACTAGATTTCAATCAATATAATGTGATGATAGGTTCTCCGAACTTCCAACCATATACTCTTGGTGGAGAAGTCATCGTTTATAATAATGCTACAGGCGCGAATGACTGGACAGTCTATAGACAGAGTGCACCTGTTGTAGATATCAACAAGGTTCAGAATACACAACTGTATAGTGCTTCTACTAATAACACACTCACCAATCTTGACTACATCGATCCTCTGCAAAATAAACTTCTAGGTGCTGCTCGTGAGAATCTCGACTTTGTGACAGGAGTAGATCCTGCTGTTTATAATGTGAGCTATAACGCAGAAGCTGGCCCAGTCTGGGGAGCACCTCAAGTGGGTAAGCTATGGTTTGATACAGCAAACGTGAGATGGGTGAACTATCATCAGAATGATGTAGTATACAATAGCAAATATTGGGGAGAAGTATTCCCTGGATCAGACGTTGCAGTCTATAGTTGGATCGCTAGCTTCATTCCGCCTCAGAACTACCAAGGACCCGGCGTTCCGTATGATGTGAATCAATTTGTCGTCAACAATACAATGAACTCATCAAACGTTGTTGTTCCTGTTTATTATTTCTGGGTACGTAACACTAATGTAATTTTCAGCAAGACAGGTAAAACGTTATCTGATTCTGTCGTTCAGAATTACATTTCTAATCCTCGTACTTCCGGTATTCCATTCATGGCTCCGGTATTACCGAACACATTCTCTATCTATAATTCAGGTAATTTCTTCAATGCAGATGACACGGTGTTCCATATTGGATTTGCGAATGGATCGTCACAGGATATCGTTCACAACGAATACTCATTGATCAGAGAAAATTTTGCAGATGATTTCTTGCCTGGATTCCCTAATACAAATAATGCACACAATGAATCAGGAGTTCACGGTGATATCGGAAAAGAATATATCTACGGTGCACCATCGTCGCTATACGCTAAGATGATCGACTCTCTTGCAGGATGTACTCCTGCAGGAAATATCGTACCTGATCCATTCTTACCTTTGGCAGTTCAATCAGGTGTTCTAGTTCGCCCAAGCCAGAGCTTCTTCTATGATAGATTTGCGGCATTAGATAATTACTTGTCATATGCCAACAGCGTATTGATCAATTATCCAATCTTTGAATTACGTGAAGAACTCTCGTTCTTGTTCACATCCGGAACTTATTTTAATACTCCGGATTATTGGAGCTATGTTGATTGGTGGGCTACCGGTTATAATAATAGCACAAAGGCATCAGTGCAAGTAGCAGTGTATGCTGATCTATCCACATTGAATGTTCCGGTTGGTACTATCGCAAAAGTAAATCAAAATGGTGCAGGCAAGTGGGAAGTATATATTCAATCATACACCAATATTTGGACAAGAATTGGATTACAGAACGGAACACTTCAGTTCAGCAGTTCTCTCTGGGATTACTCGGCTGGTAAGTTAGGTTGGTCAGGAAACTTCTTTGACACAACTCCGTTTGATCTCTATCCTAGTGAAGAAACCCGAAGCATCGTTCGTGCATTGAACGAACAGATTTATATTGGTGATCTATTGATTCATAGAAACAAGAGCTTGATCTTGCTATTTGAATACATTCAATCTGAAACAATTGAATCTCAGAATTTCTTACCTTGGTTAAACAAGACTTCATTGGTTGATGTTGCTCACACCATCCGTGAACTGCTTCCTTATGAAGTATATAAAACAGATGATCAAGTATTCTTATCTGGATATGTCAATGAAGCCAAACCATATCGTGTTGTCATTAAGGACTTCTTATTCAAATATACAAAAACTGATGTATTTGAAGGTGACATAACTGACTTTGATCTTCCTGCAATCTACGATTCAGTAAATCAACAATTCGTATCACCACAGTTAATCTATACAACCGATACTAGCAGCGATTATGAATTTAATACTACTAGTCAAATCTGGCAGAATGTAAACTATTCTCAGTGGTTCCAACACTACGGTCTATCAGTAACTGGACAACCTGAGTTCCCGATCACAATTTTAAGTTCATATCTAAATCGTAGATCAACTTATATTATTGTAGATAATGCACACGGTTTCCCAACTAACGGTATCATAACAATTGGAACAGAACAGATCAGCTATTCATATGTTGATCGTGCCCTTAATATCATAGGTGGACTGACTAGAGGGGTGAATCAAACTACTCCAGTAGATCATATTCCAGGAGAACAAATCATCATTGATCTTCCTGCTGTGATACTATTGGATGGGGGCCGTGGTTATGCTAATCCGCCTAAAGTGACAGCGGTATTCGATACTACAAAATATCCTGCTCCTAGAGAAGATGCGACATTTGAAGCAGTATTAGGAAATGGTTCTGTCGTTCAGATCAATGTCACTAATCCAGGGAGTGGATATGCAGTTCTACCTGATCTAGTAATCGAACCTGCATTGACTGTCTATTTTGATAACACAAACATCAATTCAAGATTCCATACAATTAACGTGTATGCACCTGCACTACAAACAGGCGATCTAATTCAATATAGACCTGGAACAGGCGCTGGTGCCGGAAGACTCGCAGATGGGCAGTGGTATTATATCAACGTCCTAGAAACTAGCACGATTTCTGTCATCGGATTGTATACGACTTATAGCAATGCAATCAACGATCAGGATAGAGTAACAATATTCGATAATGGAACAGCCGCAGGGATGTCATTGAATCTAGGTGCCAAAGCATCTATCATTACTTCTTCTGCACCTGTTAGAGAAAATATTGTTACACTACGTTTTGATAGAACCTCATATGGATCAAAGATTCAAGATTGGCAAGCCGATTCGTTCTATGGTGCTTATTTCGCAGGTAGCTATTATAGCGTAGATACAACATCATCTAGTTCTCCGCTTCTATTAGAAAACACAAATCCTGATATTAATACGATTACTGCTTCTGCCGATGGTGTGACGTTTGAAATTACTAGTGTTTCAAATGAAGAGCAAACCACATGGTCATCTTACACTCGATCGGTGGGTAGCACGATTGCTGCAAATAATGCTATCAGACTCATTCCTCAAGATGGGAACAACAATCCATTAGGGGCTGAACCTAATGCATCGGGTACGACAATTGGATTCTATGTAGGAATGCCAATCAAGTTCCACGGAACTGTCATCGGTGGAATAGTACAGGATCAAGTTTATTATGTTGCACAGGTATTGAATGAGATTGATTTTACTATCTCTGCAATATCAGGTGGATCAGTTGTCAGTTTGACAAATTCTACTGCTAATTATCCACTCTATTGCTACACAGGTGAAGTAGTCGATACTGCGCTCATCAATGTAAACTATCCAGGCATATTAACTGCTACTGCAACTTCAGCCAGTAACAATGCGATCACTGTTCCATTGACAGCAATAGGTACAGGCGGTACTAATGGATTCTATCCAGGATTGACTGTATTTTTTACCGGCACTGATTCACAGTTTACTGCATTTGGAAATGCGATCACTGCAAATGAAGTCTATTATGTTAACACAATAATCGATGAACAAACATTCACTATTTCTGAATTCAAGAATCCTACATTTACGAATGTGCTGCATAATGTTACAGAAAATAACACAGTTTACCCTATCACTGCTAATGTAACACAGACTATTGGTTCAACCGATATAGTTGTTGTAGATTCTACGCAAGACTTTAATCTACATGATCCTGTGATCTTTAATTCAATGGTTGTCTCTGGGAACCCAGTAACAACATTCGGTGGAATCGTTTCGGGAACAGTGTACTACGTAAGTCAAATTGTCAACGGTACTGAAATGAAGATTTCCCAGACATCGACTGGGGTAACATATAATCTATCAGATCAAACAGGTACAGCGATTGCTACTAACCAAAGTAACGTAGTTCAGCTTACAACTGCCACTGGTCAATTGACCCTTAATGTTGCATTGCCAGTAAGCCCGGGACAAGTCAATGGACAAAAATTAAAGTTCTATCAAACATCAACCCAGTTTACTGGAATAAACACAGGTGTTATTAGCAACCTAATCAAAACAAGTGTTGATGCTACTATTGGTACTGTAAACAAGATTGCAGTTGGAACAACAACTAATTTCTATACTAATATGCCTGTGCAGTTTGAGGTTGCAACAGGTGGGTTGCTTACAGGAACAACTTACTATGTCATAGATTATACAGGCAATGGTGGCATTACTCCTACATTACAGGTTGTTGTTTCAGCTACTTCTTCGACTGGAAATAAATTGATCTGTAAGTCTGGAACTAATACTGGTGACTTATATGTAAATATGCCATTGATATTCTCCGGTACCGGACTCGGAGGAATCATCATCGGTGAAGTATACTACGTCAAAAGTGTAGTAGATAGCACACACTTCACGGTCTCGCTATCTCCGGGCGGAGCTACATTAACTTTAGCAAATGACTCAGGGTACATGTTAGGTACCGGGGATTCTTATATCACTGTTTCACTCACACCCGGTGGTTCTCTCGTATCATTGTCTACTAGCACAACCGCTTCAACATTAGATCAGATTGTCACTGCTACTCCTACATTTGATATTTCTTATATACTCGGTGGATATAGAGCAATCATTGCAAACGGCGGAACAGGTTTTGCAGTAGATAACGTGATCACTATTAGTGGTACTGCGGTCGGCGGAGTATCCCCTGCAAATGATATTATAATAACAGTTGCTGCGGTTGACACAAATGGTGCAATAACCAGTATATCTCTTGCAGGTAATCCGCCCGACATTGAGTTGAGTTATTATGTGAAAGTAGTTTCTGCAACAGGATTAGAACTCTACCAAGATTCACTTTTATCTATTCCAGTAAACGGTAAGACATTACCATATACAGGATTTACAAGTGCTAATGTAACTCAAACAAGTAGCACCGGAAATATTATTACAGTATCAAGTTCTACTGCATTCAGTATAAATGATGAAGTCATTTTTACTGGAAACGTGATCGGTAATATCGTATTAGGTCAACCTTACTACGTGATCTCAAAGCCATCATCAACACAGATCAGAGTATCACAATTGCCAAATGGTTCACCGTTCAATCCAGGCAATGCAACAGGATCATGCTTAGTGACGAAGCCAGGAAGCTTTGCATATCTACCTGAACCATTCTACTTCCAACCATCTATCATCAGATACAATAACAGGCTATATGAATGCTTAGTATCAAATAATGATCCTGAGTTCGTGTTCGGTAAATGGCAATTGATTGATTCGGGTGCTCGCAATATCAATGCAATGGACAGAGTCATTGGTTACTATCAACCAACTGCAAATATGCCAGGCAAAGATTTAACACAATTGTTCGAGGGCGTTTCATATCCAAACCCAATCTATTATGGTAATGCTTTCCAACCATCACAGCAATTCGAGCTAGATACATTATTACAAGATCAACCATTCTACCCTACCGGAGTTCAACTTACTTCAGTCGTATACAATAACGGTGAATACTATGCTGCATCAAATCTAACAGATTATTCAGCAGTATTGTATAGTACAGACAACGTAAATTGGGCATTGACTAAATTGAGTAGCGTGAATGTACACACAACTGATATCATTTATCACAATAGTGTCTATGTGATGACTTCGAATAATTCTGCAACACCTATCTTTAGAAGTAGCAATGGAATCGATTGGAGCACTAACGGATACTTCACTCCTTGGGGAGCAGACGGTTGGTCTGATTTCAACTATGATATGACTTCACTGAATGTTGCTGCACTTGCATTAAACAGTGTAACGACATTTAATAACTTCTGGTTTGCAGCAGGTGATAGTATCGTGTCTAGCAATGACACATATGTCTGGGGCAAGGTACATTCTTATCCTTCTGCAAACGCAGTGACACTATATAGCATTGCTTCTGTTTCGATTCCTAATTTTACAGGATTGATTGCAGTAGGTAAAGGGTTGAGACTCGACTATTCTACTGGAACAACTCAGCTAGTCCCTACAGATATTATCTCAACTAGTACAGACGGGTTGATCTGGCAAGACCTTGCCTCGCTCACTGATAAAACATTCCGCGCAGTGGCAGCTAATACAAACAGAATCACTGTTGTTGGTGACAGCGGAGTTATCTACTACTCTACTGATGGAATAAACTTCTTAGGATTGAATGAAGCAACAGTAACTAACGTAGATGACGCGAATAACATTCTATCGTTAACCAACACTGCTGGGCTGACCGTAGGGGATACTATTAGATTCACTACTGCATTTTCATCTATTCTAGCAGGAACAACATATTTTGTCAAGAGCATCATCAGCCCGACAAGAATAACAATTTCTGCTACATTAGGCGGTGCCACTAAAACATTGACTCCTTATGCTATCAATAGTCAAATCATCGCATATAAGTATGATCCAGCTAATCCAAATCCGAATGCATTGTACAATATCATCTATGCTAATGATCTCTGGGTAGCAATCGGTGCTGCAGGAACAATCAAGACTTCTTCAGATGGTATGTCATGGACTGTACGTTCATCAGGTACAACACATAATCTGAACGGTATTATTTGGTCAGGTACAGAATTCACAGTAGTAGGTGATAACAATACAGTAATAACTTCTACTGATGGCATCACTTGGTCGGGCTCAACGATATTCAGTGTCTTGCCTTCAACATATGATGTCAAGGGAGCAGATTTCCAATACGGATATGCACCGGAAGAACTCGTTGCAGGAAATGTTCGTGATGATCTAGCGATGACAGTAGTCACCCGTCCCGGAACAAACTGGGATGCAGCAGAATATTCAAACGTTGGATATAATGTTATATCTATTGAGGTTGCACCGAAAACACAAACACAAACTATCTATAACTTTGATCGTATTGTTCAAGTTCCAGTACAGGTATCAGTACAAGTACTAGATGCATCTACTATGTTAGGAACAACACTATCACCGACTCAGTATAGTGTAGACTGGGTGAACAAAAATATCATCCTAAACTCTCCTATCTCATTCACTCCTGACATGCAGAAGTTGAGGATTGATATATATGAAGTTGGAAATGGGGAACAGCTAGTAAAAGCAAGTACACATAATGATCCGATCAGAACTAACGTAGATACCGGATTTAACGAGATTTACTTAAATTGTAATTACAGTGCTAACATCTTTAATGGTAGTGGTGTGATCAAACCCGGTTCATTTGATCTAACAGTGACTGCTGTTGCAACAGATAGCATTACCAATTCAATAACGTGCGATGATGTATCCCAGTTTTCAATTGGACAAGCGGTGACATTTACAGGGGTGGTATTTGGAAACCTACAAACCAATACCACTTATTACATCAAATCAATCAGTATGATAACTGAATCTATCACAGTATCATTATCATATGATCCTATTACAGGAATCGCAGGACCTACTACAAACTTGACCACCGATACAGGAACAATGTCTGTTAACCTAGCATACGGTTCAGATATTCCTTGGACTACTCCTTATGTAGTTCACAATGGAACTAGACTTGTTCAAGGTTACTCAAGTCAAGTGACAGGAACGTCTTCTATAACCAATACCGTCATCACTAATTCTACTGCTGGTATGACTGTAGGAATGCCAGTAACATTCAGTAAGAGTGTGTTTGGTGTGCTTTCTCCTATAACAAGATACTACGTAGCATCAATCATAGATAATAATAATTTCACTGTTTCTGCAACTCCTAATGGATCAACAGTGACCCTTACTGATGCAGCAGGTGCAGCATATTATATCACTAATGATTTCGCATTTGGGTTACAGCCAAACAAAATTCAAGCAACACTCATATTTGCAACTGATACATATACTCGTGCAAATGATTATATTGCTTACTCTGTGTTCGGGGAATCTGAACCAGCAGAATACGGATATACTGTTCCGGAAAGACAAGAATTTGTAGCGAACGGAACTACAGTAGCATTCACCTTAGGTAACTATGTCGGTGGTGATAACCCAACAAATGCAATCGTAGAGATCAACGGGATTCGTCAATCGTCATCCAAATACACTATTAGCTTTGGTACTAATAGTGTTATATTTGCAACACCTCCTGCAAATGGTGCGATTGTCGCAGTCACGAGCTACAATGTCACTGATCGTCAATATCTAAATAGCCAATACGGTATCACAGGTAATGTTGGAAGTGCATTTGCTACTTTTGTGGTAGGACAAACTAACAACGTGACCGGAACATGGGATCAAAATTCACCGTCCGCGCAGACATGGGATGAGAATTCTCCTTCAATTATCTCGTGGGATGAGCAACAAAATTGGTTGACATTAAGTTCAGGTACTACAGGAGTATTGCACGTAAACGATCCTATCATCTTTAGTGCTCCTACTATCGGTGGACTCGTTGCCGGACAAACATACTATGTGACTCAGATTCTTGACACAAGTAATTTTGTGATTTCTGCTACATTGGGTGGTCCGGCAGTCGTATTAACTAACGATACCGGATCAATGACTGCAAATGCGAATGCGTTGATCGTTGCTCAGATCACTAACATAAACAATAACATTACATCTCCTATTGCAGATACAGTTGCTACTGCTACAGCGACCGGAACTAATAGAATAACAGTACTAAGCACGAGCGGATTTATCGCAGGTGCTACTGTTCAGTTCCGTGGTACTTCTTTCGGTGGACTTGCAACTGATGGTACTATCTATTTTGTGGGAACAATAGTTGATGGAACACACTTTACTATCGTTGATTCTACTAACACAACTGTTCCGCTCTCAAATGCTACTGGAACAGTAGAAGTTATCGTCGGTGGTCAGCCTGCAGTACGTGTCATAACTGCAATTCAAACTGGATTCGCAACTAACACCTTAATAAGAATCGATGGAACTCAAGGTTCTACTCAATTGAACAACAATACATATTATGTAAGAGTGATTGATCCGTATACATTTGATCTTTATACCCAACCGTTCACTGCGGCATTGAATGGTGTTAATTATCCGGTAACTAATGTCTCAAATTATGTGTCTGGTGGATTCATATGGAGACAGGGAACATTCTATCTGATCGACACATATGCAACCGCAACTACAGCAGCTAACGGACGTATCACTGTAGCTTCGACAGCAAAGTTAGTATACGGCACTCCGGTATACTTTACCCAATCTGGATATCAGAACGGACAGACTTTGATGGGAAATCTTGTTCAGGGAACAGAATACTATGTACGTGATATAATTGATGCTACACATTTTACGGTTTCATCAACTAGAGGTGGCCCGATAACAACAGTCACCACTGACACTGGATATATCAATGTTACACAGTGGGAACAGGGTAATGTTGACCGTCTATGGGTAACAGTCAATGGTTATCGCGTACCTTCTTCTAAGCTAAAGCTCAATGCAGTGAATGAAGTCAGCATCTTGACTACTATTAATCCAGGCGATGAAGTTGTGATGACCAGCATGATTCCTAATGCTACACCAAATCAAGAAATCTACTTGAACTTTGTTGATGTGTATGGTGCGGGATCAGTATATAGAGCAGGTGCTGAAACTAGAACTTGGTTGACGCAAACCTTAGGCATTCTAGATACAGTCATGTACGTCAATGATGTTACTTCTTTAACAAAAGAAATAATACAAAATGTAACTGCTCCGACAGAAGTAAACGGATACTATAACATTGGATTAACCGTAGATAAGAGAATTCTTACTGGGGTTACAGTACTCAACCATACAAAAAATCTGTATATCAATAGCAGCTATGTGAACGTGATACTTGTAGATTCTTCTCCTATAGTGCAGATCACTGCAGGCTCTTGGATCAACACAGGTGATCTACTCACCGTTATCACACTTGAAGGTAATACAGTATTCATGAACGGTGAACAGATCAGATTTAGTAGCGTAGATTTTGTGACTAATACATTGAGTGGACTAGAGCGAGGCGCGAATGGCACGGGTGCACAACTCATAATTCCGCAATATACTGAAGTATATGGATTGTTAGATTCGGACAGATTGACTGATGTTGAATATCATCAAGTCTGGAATTCATATGTATATAACACAGTAGATGGTGACCCTCTACAGATTAGTCAGACTGTTTCTGCTACATTCTTAAGTGCTAGTGAGTATCCTGAATGATAAATAAAAGAACACATTCTTTGAATGTTTAATTGGAAACGGAATACATGAGTAATTCAGACGACTTTAGAAAATTGATGACTCTCCTAGAGTCGATTGAACAGGGAAATCAATCCCAGCAGCTGGATGAGATTTTTGGTATTCCTGATCTTCCGGATTGGGTTCCTGGCAGTAAAGCAAATAAAAAAATGAAAGCTGATGAAAAAGCTAGTGAAGAAAAATATAAGAAAGAATCCGAAGAAGTTGATCGTGTTTGGGATAATATTAAGGCAAGAAGCCAATCTATTCCGGTGTGGATGTATTTCTTTTGGCAGCCAAGCCAAACAATGGATTCATTAAAAGAAGTTGCTCAAACGACTGGAATCTTAGAACCTTTTTTTGTTGATGCTAGTTATGACCCGGTTAAAGGAACAGGCAAAGCTTCAAATCCGAATGCTGATGCATCAGGAATAATAGGTTCAATGTTGGCGGGTATGTTAGCAGTAGGGATAGTACCATCTAGTTATCTTGTATACCAAGGTAAAATATTGAAAAGTCCCTTAACAGGTCATAGAGCTATTGTTCATAGTCCGGGTATGTTTCCCGGTATGAGTGATTTCGGCAATCTTGATCATCCGGATACTGCAAGTTCAAAAAATAAGATAATCGATATTGTAAAACGTTGGACAGGACGGGGCGGGCCTCCTAATGGCGGCGGTGAAAGAACAACTGAACCTCAAAAAACTACTGTTGCACCTCCGGGCGGACAAGGAAGCAACGTGATTCCCCTTAGACCGGTAGCTAATAGAAGAGCAGCATAAAGGACAACAAATGAACTCAGACGACTTTAGAAAAATGATGACTCTACTGGAGTCAATTGAAACCCCGACACATCAGATAGATGAAGGCAAAGAACATCATGATGTATCATCAGGTAAATGGGCTGCTAGCGTTCCTGAAGGTCAGAAAGCACTCAATACTGCTTCAAACATAGTTTATAATAAACCGTTTGAACAACTTGACCCAGCTATTCGAAAAGTATTAGTTGCTGCTATAACTGCTGCTGCTACAGTAGAAGAATGGTGGAAAACTGATTGGTTGGGAAACATTAAGGAACATTACTCACAGTTTATGTGTCCTAAACCCGAAGATGTCATCAATCGTCTTCGTTCTGAATACCCTGAAATCATTACAGACAACAAACTTAATTCCGCAGTTAAACAAACCGTTAAAGAGTGGCGTAAATATCACCGCACCGCGGCTCAATAAATCTTTATACACAAATAATGAAAAAAGCAGATAAAAATGAACTCAAATGACTTTAGAAAAATGATGACTCTACTAGAGTCGATTGAGCAAGGGCGCCCAACACACCAATTAGATGAGATTTTTGGTATATTTGGTCGTGGGGATAAGCAGGGACAACTAGCAGACGAAATCAAGAAAACTGAAATCATACTAAATTCAGCCATACAAGCTAAAGAACTTTGGGAAAAGCTTGAAGGAGAAAGCCAATCTGCTCCGATCTGGTTATACTTCACAACAGATCAACACACTTCCCCCGGTGTAGTAAGTAATATACGAAGAGCCGCTGCTATCAGTAAATTTAATACCTTTTTCGGAGAGTATTCATTCGCTGACACACCATATCAACAGACTGATCTTAGAATAAATCTTGAACGTTGGGATAATATAGCTCAACCGTATGATCTTGAATACGGAGGGAATGGATTTTATTATGGTAATGCTGTAAAGTTAATACAAGTTTATAAGTGTTATAACTTTAACTTTCCTACTAGTTCTATTCTATACAAAGGAAAGGTTATAGAAAGCGGTAATTATTCTGGAGCAGGTAAGACTACGTTTGTTCATACACCTAAAGCTACTGCTAGTGGTAACCTTCAGGATGAGAATTGGAGAGATAATCCAGACTCTGGACACTCTTTTGAAAGAATAGTTGATATTGTGAAACAGTATTGTAATTGGGAAGACGGTCATTCTATTGGTTCCTTCCCACCAGAAGGTGTATCGTTAGCCCCTGATGGTAACGGATTGGATTGGGGAATCAATCACTTTAGCGAAAAACTAGATGAACTTAGAAAGCAGCGTAGATGAAATCGAATAATAAGAACAAAGTCACTCCTAGAAAACCGGATGAGGTAGGTGGAATTTATTTTTCTTCTGCTATAAAGATTTTTGATCCAAAGACAGGTGAGATAATTTTACATAAAAGAGGAGACGGATAAATGCCAAACATTTATCTGACCGAAAACCTATTTAATAAGGCATTTGGAATATTACCATGGCGATATATAGGTAGTGAAAAAAATAATAATGCATTAGTATGGACATTGACTACGCCGAACGGTGATATTATAACAGTATCCGGACTTCGTCATTGGGCAAAGAGTAACGGACATAAGTATCAAGATATATATAATAGCAAGAACGGATGGAATGCGGTAAAGCATGGCTCTGGTCGCGGCGGCGGAAGAAAGAAAAAGGAACATAACAGTGGAATTTAATATAAAGGTGTTTATAAAGGGACACATTACTATTACAGATGTTACTGAACCTGACAATCATATTGTTTTAGTTGACAAGGATAACCAAATCAACTATGAAAACATGTCAGAGGCTATTGCAGACTCTCTGAGCAGCCGTGGCTACGGTCAAATCTATGAAATGGCATTTGGAAACGGTGCGTCGTCTATCGATGAGACCGGGGTGATCACCTATCTTCCTCCGAACACGACTGGACAGAATGCTGCTCTCTACAATCAGACATATGCGAAGATTGTAGATGATACGAGCGTATTCAATCTAGACCCAACCCGAAACAAAATGACAGTGCTCCATAGTGCAGGTAACTTGTACACTGATATTCTAGTACAGTGCTTGCTTGACTACGGTCAGCCTGCAGGACAAGCAGCTTTTGATAATAGCACTTCAGTCACATCAGATTATATCTTTGATGAATTAGGATTGCTAGCTAATTACGGTACGGATGCTAACGGTAATACAATCACTAGACTTTTAACTCACGTAGTATTTCACCCTGTACAGAAGTCTTTGAATAGACAGATTCAAATAGATTACACTGTGCGGGTGCAGTCACTTACCAATTTGGTGACTATATGAACGATAAATTCGCCCCTACCTGGTTGATGATTAAACGCCACATGCATACAGGCGTGCTGTATTTCTGTAAAACTACTAGGGCCGATCCATACAAATATAACGGAGTGCATAAACAGTGTCATATGTAATTTTAAAAAGCGATGGTACAATACTAACGACTATTGCCGACGGCACTATCAACACGACCAGTACTCCTCTAGGGCTACCGGGTAGGCTCTATCCTGGCTACGGTCAGGTAATCGACACTGACGTTGTACATCTTCTTGAGAATTTCGCAAACAGCTCACCGCCGACTGCTGCTCTTAGGGGGCAGCTATGGTTCAACACGACTAACAGTACACTCAATATAGCACCGAGTGATTCACCTGCTGCTAGCGCATGGTTAACTATCGCTACTACAGGAAGTGATGGTGTTTTTGGTAATCTCACTATTACCGGCAACATCACTGCTAATAATGCTGCAATAAGCAACAATACTACATCTAATACAATCACTGTCAATTATGCAACAGTCAATGTGAGTGCGAATATCACTAACGCGAACGTGACTGGTAATTTTGTTGCAGCTAATGTTCTAACTAACTTGATCAGCACTGGTGCACAAGTACTACCGGGACAGATGATTGGAACTTGGACTGTTTCAGGCGGACAGAACGGTAATTCATTATATGTTAATGCCGGTAACCTTGTGATCAGTAATGCAGGTTATGGTATCAAGACTGACTTATACATGTACGCTAATGGTCAGCAAGTAAGTTTTAATGGTACATATACTAATTCAAACGTAGCTGCATTCTTACCGGTATATGTAGGTGATATTGGATTAGTAGGCGGCGGCGCTAACTTGAACGGCAATGTACTTAATACTGGTTCTTCTACTAATCCAGGAACTATCATAGGTAACTGGACTATTCAACCTGGTTCAAATCTCACTGGTCTTACTAATGTTCCGGGTTCAATCGTTACTGGTATTGTTGCTAATGCTAATACATCATTGTATACTGTGAATGTTTTAGGCATCAATCAGCCTAATATTGTTTCAGTCGGTACTTTGACTTCACTGAATATCAGTGGATCATTGACTTCAGGCCAAATAATATCTACTGTTACTACTGGAACTCCTCCGCTGACTGTGTTGTCAAATACTAAAGTTTCAAATCTTAATGCTGATCTGCTTGATGGATACACTACTGACGTTGGTCCTACTGCAAATACTATTGCAACCAGAGACGCTCAAGGAAATGTTTCAGCTAATTACTTCTTAGGTAACGGTGCTCTTCTTACTGGCATCAATAATTTTACTTCTAACATATTCAATGGTACTTCTAATATAAACATTGCAACTCCAAACGGTAATATTGTTGCGTCTGTTAACGGAACAAGCAATATACTAACTATTTCAACAGTTGGTGCCAATATTTTAGGAACAGTGACTGCTACTGCATTCGTGGGAGATGGTTCTAGACTTACCAATATACCTGTAGGAAATATTAGCGGCACTATTTCAAACGCAAACTATGCGTCATATGCTGGTAATATTATCAATTCTTCTCAACCAAATATCACTTCAATCGGTACGCTCACTTCGCTTAACATTAGCGGAAATCTGAATGCAGGTAATGTAATCAGTTCATTCTTCGGAAGCGGTGCAGGGTTAACTAACATCCCAGCAGGAAATATAATAGGAACAGTTAGCAGTGCTGTATCTGCTACTAGTGCTTCGACTGCTGGTTCCGCCACAACTGCTGGTACAGTAACAACTAATGCTCAACCAAATATCACAAGCGTAGGAACACTAACATCACTTAATGTTTCCGGTAGGGTAAATGCAGCTTCATTTGCAGGCGACGGCTCTGCTCTAACGAATCTTACCGTAGGTAATATTAGCGGTACGATTTCAAATGCAAATTATGCAGCATATGCCGGTAATATTATCAATTCTTCTCAACCAAATATCACTTCAATCGGTACACTCACTTCACTTAATGTTACCGGAAATATAACAGGTTCAAATATTTCTGGAAATCATTATGGCAATGGATTTGCGCTGACCAATATAAACGGATCTAATGTCAGCGGAACAGTAGCTCTTGCGGTATCTGCTGGTACAGCAAATACTGCTAGCACTGTCACTACTGCGGCACAGCCAAATATCACAAGTTTAGGAATACTATCTGGATTGGGTGTTGTTGGTACAGTAAATGTTACCGGAACTATGACAGTAAGTGGTAACTCGTCATTCGCAACTGGAACACAACAAGTTAGAGATATAATCGAACAAGTTAATCTTTCTGGATCAGCTATTTCAGGGTCAATCAATGTCAATTTGATCGGCCCCTCAGTCAATTATTTTACCACTAATGCTGCAGGAAATTGGGCTATCAATTTTATAGGAAATAATTCTGTAACCGTTAATTCTTATCTAGGAGTTGGTCAATCTGCAACTACGACAGTGCTGGTTACGATAGGTTCAAGTGCATATTATCCGTCTGTGTTTTCTATTGACGGTGTATCTGTTACTCCTAAATGGCTGGGTGGGTCCGCTCCTTCTTCCGGTAGTGCTAACAAGGTTAATGTTTACACATTCACTATCGTAAAGACCGGTTCTTCAGCTTTCACGGTATTTGCTTCAGTGTCAAATTACGGATAAGTCAAATGACTAGGTTATCAACATTTAGTGCAGATAGTTATAGAGCGTGGGTAGGTCCAGCTGCATCTACGGACACACATTGTGCTAATAGTGGATATACCTTTCCTCTACTAATACCTAACTCATCTGATGGATACACACTGTCACAATTAGGTACACCTCAGTATAATGCACATGCATGGACTATAAACACAGGATATATCAAATACTTGATCAATGGTCAAGGAAGAGGTATTTTTGGAAACGGTACTATCGGAAACACAAGCCCGTCGGAATATATGTTGCTATATGATCCTACTGGGAAAGGCAACTACACCTATGGTCTGTTCGATGACTGTTTTCAACCTGGTACACCCCATGAAATGGGTATTTTTAGCATAGACGATGCTGTATTTTTAGGGGGCGGAAATGAACCAACCTTTGGAAACAATCCTGCCAATGGAACAGTTTTATCCTGGCAAGTTTCTGATGGTAGAATCGTAGTTCTAATGGGTAGCACTACTTGGGGACATGCAGTCTTTCAATATTTTTCTTATCCAGGTGAATCTATAGTCCGTATGCAAATGTCGTACACTAATACAACTTCATCTAACCATTTTATACTGGCGCAACGCGGCGGCGATTGTGATTTCGATCAATACCCCACTTTCAATGATCGGGGAATTTCACCGACTGCACCTGCTAATGTAGCTTATTCTATCGGTCAGTTAACAACAAAATCAGTGTGTCTTTATACTCCGGGTAATTCATATACATGTAATACATCAGTCATTGCTGATTGGCCATTGTATGATCCTGGACAAGTTCTAACTGGAATTAATAACGGAATCGGAGATTATTCGATTTATAGTGCATGGAATTTAGGAACAGTTTCTCCGGGTCAGACCGTATATGTGACCTGTTTTTATATAGTAGGATTAGGGTTATCCGAATTCCCTACTTATATATGTTAAGAAATGATAAATAAAAATAACGGAGTGATTGAACGATGGCATATACGATTGTAAAAACTGATGGTACAGTATTGACTACCATCGCAGATGGTACTATTAATACAACTAGTACCTCTATTGGATTACCTGGTAGAAACTATGCAGGTTACGGACAGACATTGGACACAAATTTTGTCCATACACTAGAAAACTTCGCTGCATCTACTCCTCCTGCTAACCCATTGAGAGGTCAACTTTGGTTCAATACTAATAATAGCACATTATATGTTTGCCCTGCTGACGGTACTACATCTGCCTCATCTTGGTTATCACTCACTTCAACTGCTTCAGGTGGTTCAACTACGTTCGGTGCTGTCAACGTAACAGGTAATGTTCAATCAAACAACCTAGCTGCAACTAATGGTGTTTCTGCTAACGTAGTCACTTCTAACTATCTCACCATCAGCGCAAATGCAACAATCGCTAATGCGTCAATTGCTAATGCAAATGTAACTACCCTATTGACTGTTGCAAATATCACTTCAGGTGGCCAGTCAGTCCCTGGCAACTTGACAGGCGGATGGACAGTAAATGGTTCTGTCACTGGCAACGCTCTTATAATCACGAACGGTAATCTAGCGGTAAGCAATTCTGCTGGTGCTAACCTGTACGGTATTCTCTGCGACAGATATATGTATGCGAACGGTACTCCAATCAGCTTCGCAGGTACATATAGTAACGCAAATGTTCAAGCATATCTTCCTACTTATACAGGTAACGTAGGAACAACTGGTGCAACGTTCTATGGCAACGTACTAACGACTGGGGCAAACACTACTACAGGTGCGATCACAGGCAACTGGTCATTGACAACTGGTTCACGACTCAATGCTACTTACGCTGACTTGGCTGAGCGTTTTGCGGCTGATGATGTATATGATGCAGGAACGGTTGTTTCTCTAGGCGGAGAAGCAGAGATCACTGCTGTTAAATATGAACTCTCAGAAGATGTATTTGGTGTTATCTCTGACACTGCTGCGTATTTGATGAACTCGGCCGCAGGTGATGATACGACACACCCTGCTGTAGCAGTTTCGGGGCGTGTTCCTGTTAAGGTTCTTGGATCCGTCAAGAAGGGTGATCGTCTAGTCAGTGCAGGAACTGGTCTTGCTCGTGCTGCTAAGGGCGGAGAAGCTACTCCATTCAACGTGATCGGCAGAGCATTAGAAAACAAGACTGATATTGGTGTCGGATTTGTCGAAGCCTTCGTATCGATTAAGTAATAAGGAACACACATGAGTTACGCACAATATGGTACAGTCCAGGCAACAGACTTTAACGCACTAGCGGGCGGTAACCCTACTACGACTGCTAATACATTGAATGCAGTATGGGCAACAGGTGGAACCAGTGCAGGTTACGGTCAGCCTGCACTATCAAATGTCGCTGCTGGACAGACAGTTGCTGCAACTTCACAGTGGGCTACCCTAGTGGCAAATACAGCAAGTGCAGCAACTCACCAAGGTTCAGCAATCACTGCTGTTACCGCACCGGTAGCTGGTGGCACAATAACATACTTGTCAGCTATTCCAACTAACCTAACTACGATTTATACTAACAGGTTAAATGCTGCTTCACAAGGTTCAACAGGTACAACCTCAGCCAACCGTGCATCAACATGGTCAAACAACTTAGTGTTTACTCTGTCGGCTACATTTGCGAACGGTGATGCTGCTCGCTATTTCTTTAATGCCGGCGGACAACTCAAGATCACATTCAGTCATCCAACTGGTACAACCATCGACAACTCATTGAACGCACTTGCTACTGCTTGCGGAACTGTTGTTCTTTCAGCACCGACTAGTGGTACGATTACTGTAGCATCTACTTCATATAACGGTGTAACTAAGATTGGTGGTAGCGGAACAGTAAATGCGATTTCTACCAACTCAGGATATTATGCTTGGACTACTGCAAACACTCAGGTATTCAAACAGCTAGTTGCTTCTGCACCCGTCGGATATACAAATACAAACATCAATTTGAATGTAAAGACCAATGGTCCAGTTGGTACAAACGGTGACGTTGGTAACGTGATCACAATCTACGCAAACTGGGCAGAACTTACTTCAACAGGACTAACCGCATCAGTAGGTTCAAACACAATCCTTACTGTGGCTTATCCAGAGACAACTAATATATCAAATACATGGGGAGCAGTAACTCTGGCTGCTTCAGTAACAGGCGCTTAATTTTTTAATCGTACAGGGGTATCCATCTAAATACTTCTAGGAGCATATGATGGATACCAAAACCTTACTTACAGAGGCGCGGGCTAGATTTAATCACAATTCAGCTAAAGCCTATCTCAAAGAAAAATATGAAGCCAAACTGCTTATCGCAGAACAGGGAGGGTTATGGAAGGCTGACCAACAAACAATTGCCTTTCTGACATCTTCACTTGAAGACCATATGGTTCTAATTGACACCTTCGGCAATCCAGTAAAAGTAAATAGGTATGATTTGGCTACTAAATTAGAGCAGACCTATTCTATTGTAATGGAAGAATGGTATCAAGAATGGAAAGAACTTGAGACTAAAAGATGACACGTGGAGTAATCCTGTTTGCATTTAACACTGAGAAGTATAATTACTACGAGATGGCGGAATATACTGCTAGACGTATTAATTATTTTCTTAATCTACCTGTAACTATCATCACTGACGAAGATTCATATCCTGACAACCCTGAATATTCCTGGGATAATGTGATCAAAGTAATTCCGGACAAGAACAATACCCGTGTATGGGGAACATGGATCAATAAAGGTAGATGGCAAGCATATGATTTGACTCCATATGATGAAACCTTATTGATTGATGTAGACTATGTTGTTAATTCTAATAAGCTATCAAAGTTATTTAATATCTATGATGACTTCATCTGCCATAATACTATTGACTTTCTGATGCAGCCCAACTCTGAACAAGAAAAGATCAGTTTTTATGGTTATAATTCTTTGTGGGCAACAGTAATCATATTTAAGAAGACTGATTACTCTAAGCGTATTTTTGAATGTATGCAGATGGTACAGAATAATTATGAGTACTACATGAATTTACATTCGTTCAATACTGGTATCTATCGTAATGATTATGCATTGACTATCGCAATGGATATTGTTAATGGACATTTGACTTCTAAGAATGATTTTATTCCTTGGAATCTAATACATATTGGAAGTAATACCCAGATTTATAAAACTAATGACGATGAATTGGATACTGAATTCACTGTAACATTTGACAACTGGCAGCGAGGAAAAATACGTAAAGAATATTTGACTATCAAAGACTTAGATTTTCATGTCATGGATAAAGACCTCTATGTGGGGATCATAGAAAATGGAAAGTAATAGAGGTTTTGTCATCATGGCACAGGGTGATGATTATGTCAAATGCGCCCAAGCTCTAGAACTCAGCATCAAGCGAGTGATACCTGATGCCAATGTGACCATCGTCACGACTGGTATGCTACCGCACGGCGATCAATGTCCCAACACATTGTGGAAGTTACAGAATGACTGGCAAGTCTATGAAGCGAGTCCGTACGAGTACACGATCAAGCTAGAAGCAGATATGTTTCTTCCGCGTCCAATCGATTATTGGTTCGATGCGCTACAAGATCGTGATGTAGTTATCTGCACTCGAATGAAGAACTTCATGCAAGAAGATTCTACTATTACTTTCTATCGTAGATTCATTATTGAGAATAAACTTCCTGACACTTATAACGGTATCACTTACTTCAGAAAGTCGCCGCTCGCACAGCAGTTTTTTGAGATGACTAGGACTATCTGGGAGAATTGGGAAGAGATTCGTAAGACGATGAAATGTAACGTTGATGAACTAGCTACCACTGATTGGGTATACGCAATAGCATCTCATGTGATAGGCGTTGAGAAAACAACTTTACCGCAATTTGAGCCGATGGCAATGGTGCACATGAAGCAGTACATCAACGGGACACCCACAGAAGACTGGACTAAGACGTTCACTTGTGAGTTACTACCGCACACGATCAGGGTCAACACGATTCCTCAGTTGTATCCATTTCATTATCACATGAAGCATTTCGCTGACATTATTCTGGAGAAACTCAAATGAGTGATAATAATGAAGAAATGTTTATTTGGGAAGCTCCGGTAGTTCAAAAGCCGGAATTCCGGCTTTATTATGATGACTTAGGCAATGTTATCTGTTATACTTGTGAGAAGTTAGAAGGAAACTTCATCGTTATCGATGCATCAACCTTCGCTGAGAGTAGGCCTGATGTCAGGGTCATTGACGGTAGAATCATTAGGGATGCACCTAACGCTACTATTGTGAGATTGATACCTAGCACAGAAGGAACTCTCTGTGCAATAGAAGACTTGAGTGTTATCGTCAGTGAAGATGATGACATTGAAAAGCAATATTGGAAACTGAAAGTATATGAACTCTAAAGCTTTTATTGAAAGCTCAAGACGATAAATATAACATAAGGTGAAACATGATTAGTATTAATTTTTCTTTTGACACGCAATATGGAACTTTTAGTGATGCTCTGTGGCTTTCAGAAAATCACACCTTTACCGATGCAGAAATTGAAGAAATGAAGCAACAAAGATTAACTGATTGGTTAGCCTTCATCGAACAACCTCAGGTTAATGTGAATGGCCAATAGATATTGGGTAGGCGGTTCTGGAACATGGAGTACGTCTTCTACAACTAACTGGTCTGCCACTTCAGGCGGCACGAGCGGTGCATCTGCTCCTACTGCCGCTGATTCTGTGTTCTTTGATCAGGCAGGCACGTACACTGTTAGTGTTAGTGGAACAGCACTTTGTCTAGATTTAAATATCTCGGCAGGTACTATTACATTTACTTCCGGTACAGGTATTACTATATCTGGTAATGTATCAATCACAAATGTAACTCCAACGTGGTCAATCGGAGGATTGTTCACTTTCAACGCAACAACAGCAGTAACTATAGCATCTAATGGTTCAACATTTAATACTACCCTGTCATTTACCGGTGTTGGTGGATCCTGGCAGTTATTGAGTGCATTAAGAACTACCTCTCAAATCAATCTCCAAAATGGAACATTGAATTTAAATGGGTTTACTTTTACTGGTAGCACCTTCATCTCTTCCTATGCTTCTGCAAGAACACTTGCGTTTGGAACCGGAAATATCACGTTGAATGGTTCAGGTACTATATGGAGTACAGCAACCGTCACAAACCTTACGATTACAGGAACTCCGGTGGTAAACATTTCTACCACTACTACTCTTACTACAGCACTATCTTTAGGTTCTCTTTCTGAAGCTAATGCAATATCTGTTAATGTTACGTCAGGAACTTATGCCCTAAATATTTTCACTGGTAGCAGCGACACAGTGAAAGACCTAAATTTCACCGGGTTTGCCGGAACATTAAACGCAATAACAACTACTGCTTCTATATATGGAAATTTAACTTTATCTAGTGGTATGACAGTAACAACAAGCGGTGCAACAGGTACACTACTATTTGGTGCTACTTCTGGCATTAAAACAATAACTACAGCTAGTAAATCAATTCCATATGCAGTTCAAATAAACGGATTGGGCGGTACTTGGCAGCTTCAAGATACATTTACCTCAACTTCAATCACTGGTTTAACGCATAGTAACGGTACGCTTGATTTAAACGGCAAAACACTTACTTTGGGTTCTGCTTATACAACTGGTACAGGTACTAAAAATTTAACTTTTAATGGTGGAACATTGGTTATATCGCTTGCTTCACCTGCTGCATTTAATAATGCCGTTCCTACTGGATATACGACTACTGCCGGTACTGGCACTGGCACGATTTCTATGACTGCTGCAACTGCTAAAACTTTTGTAGGAGGTGGTTCTACATTCAACTGTACGTTAAATCAAGGTGGAGCCGGAACGCTCACGATCACTGGTTCAAACTCATTTAATAATATCACAAATACAGTACAGCCTGCATCAATCTTATTCACTGCTGGTACAACTAACACGTTCAACAACTTCAATCTCGGCGGTAACCCCGCTGGCTTTATCACTATAGGAAGTGCTACTGCTGCCACCCATACCCTATCCAGTCCTAGCACAAGTATTTCAGGTAATTATCTATCTATTAGCTATTCCGTTGCGACTGGAACAGCAACATGGACTGCTAATAATAGTATTAACGGCGGCAATAATACTGGTTGGATCTTTCCGGCTATTGTACCGGGAGTATTTGTTCCATCCGGTGTTACAATAGCCGGCGGTGTAACCTTCTCCTATTAATTTATTCTAGCATACCATATCCAGCTTAAATATAAGCATGGATGACATTATTGATGTTGCAGACTTAGATGTAATCTATCTAAGTTATGATGAACCGCAGAAAGAAGAATTCTGGCTAAAGATCAAGAACATGGTTCCTTGGGCTGTTCGAGTCGACGGAGTCAAGGGTTCGGATGCTGCACACAAAGCAGCAGGTGAAGCGTCCACAACAGAACGTTTTATTCTGATTGACGGGGACAATATGCCCGATGAAGAATTCTTTAATCTGCAATTAGATTTTACAGGACTTGATCCTAACTACACATTAGCACAGTATCGTTGGAGAGCAGTTAACGCTATTAACGGTCTGCGTTATGGCAATGGCGGTATGTCTTCTTGGACTAAGACCTACGTTGCTAATATGAAGACCCATGAGACAAGTGATGGAAGCGATGCTACGGCTGTGGATTTCTGCATGGATTCTTCTGATAATCTATACTGGGCGATGCATGATTGCTACTCAACGACGTATCCGAATTATACTCCCTTTCAAGCATGGAGAGCAGGATTCCGTGAAGGTGTCAAGATGGTGCTTGATCGGGGTGCAAAACCTAGTATAGATGATTTTAAAGAACGAGCATCAACCCGCAATCTAAACAATCTTACCGTCTGGCATAATGTAGGCTTAGACGTAGCGAACGGTGATTGGGCTATCTATGGAGCAAGGCTCGGTACTTATATGACTCTGCTCACTGACTGGGATCACAGAAACGTCATGTGGTTTGACAACTTCCCTGAACTTTGGGAAAAACACAAGACGAATCCCATTCATTATGCAGAAGAAATAGGTGAAGAGTTAGAAGCTAAGTTAGGTCTACCTATCTGTACGCTGACGCCTGCTCAAAGCAAATTCTTCAAGCGTCATTATAATGCAGACAAATATAATATGGGTCCTCTCGTCAAAGAGATGGACGTTATAAGACAAATTGAAGGTTGGTAGGGCCCTCTATTTCTTAACTCTACAATTAACGCCGTGGTAGCGAGTATAGTTAGACTTGCCTAGCCCTTCTTTATTACAGTGCGGGCATTTCCATTTAACTTGTGAATGATGGGTTCCGTTTTCTAAATGTCTTCTGTGATGTGTTCTTTGTATTTCGCCCCCTAAAAAGGGATGAGTACCGTTCTGAGAACGCAATAAGTTATTTTTAGATTGCATTCCGCTCTGGAATATGTGATTGCCCCTTTCAAGCTGTTGTCTATTACGCTTAACCGCTAATTCAGATATTAACTCAGGAGATAATTTCATTCTCTTTGCGATTAAAAAACATGCAACCCAGTCTTCTTGTTGATAATGAATATCATAGTGTTCTTGAATAGTAACTGCTTTTAAATTACTAGGGTCAATGTTGTCATGATTCCCGTCAATGTGATGAATGTCACATCTTCTACCATGCTCATCTTTAGGAATAGGACCGTAGTGACGCTCGTAAATTTTGCGGTAGTTGTTGCCAGTGTAAATAGTCATGCTGATTGCTCCTTCATAGCATTAGAGTAGTTGGGAATCCCCATTCCGCGAACTACACTTTTATTTATCTTATAGGAACAAATTGTGTCAGAATCAGAAGTTGATAGAATTAAGCGTATTAGAGATTATATAGATGTTGATGCTACTAAGACTTTCTGTTTAGCAAAATGGCATCATGTTACTATGTATTTACAGAGCGGCGAGACACACTCTTGTTACCATCCGCAACCACATAAAGTTCCTTTAAGCGAACTTGCTGAAAACCCGTCTGCATTGCATAATACTATGTATAAGAAACTTGAGCGCAAACAGATGCTAGCAGGAGAGAAGCCTTCTGGGTGTCAGTACTGTTGGAATGTGGAAGCAATGGGTCCTGATTATATCAGTGACAGACACATTCGTAATAGTTCTATCTTCACTGAGGAAAGATTCAATCAGACCGCTAACGGACCTTGGCATCAAAATATTAACCCGGAATATCTTGAGATCAACTTCGGCAACGAATGCAATTTCAAGTGTGGTTATTGTCATCCCAAGTATTCGACTTCTTTTTTCAAAGAAATCGAGAAGTTCGGTCCAGTCACCGGCGTCAAAAATCATCGATGCGATGTTGACTGGATGAAATTATATCAACGTGAAGAAGAAAATCCTTATGTTGATGCGTTCTGGAAGTGGTGGCCAGAACTACGCAAGACTTTAAACATCATGCGTGTTACTGGGGGAGAGCCAACATTGCACAAGTCTACTTGGCAATTGTTAGATAAAATCGATGAAGACCCGATGCCTTGGTTAGAGTTGAATATCAACTCTAACCTCGGTACTAAGAATATTCTGATTGATCGCCTAGCAACTAAAGTAAAGAAGCTGGTAGATGAGAATAAGATTCGTTCATTCAAGTTATTTACTTCTGTGGATACGTGGGGACCTCGTGCAGAATATATTCGTACTGGGCTAGACTTACAAACATGGGAAGAGAACTTCCACACTTATCTGCAAAAGTCTGACTCTGCTATTACCTTCATGATCACGTTCAACATCTTCTCAGTTACCTCTTTCAAGTCTCTGTTAGAGAAGTTCCTTGAATGGCGCAAGCAGTATGGTTGGTTCGAGGATCGTAAAGAACACAAGGTTCGTTTTGACACTCCATATCTACGTGAACCGATTCAGTATGATATGAACATCTTGCCTAAGGAAGAGTTCATGCCCTACATGTATGAATCGCTACAGTTCATGAAGGATAATCTAGACGATAATCGTCCTGACGCCTTCTCGACAATCGAATATGAGAAGTTCAAGAGAGTCGTTGACTACATGGCTGAAACCGTCTATACTGATGAGAAACTGATTGAAGGTCGCCGTGACTTCTACAATTGGTTCAACGAACTGGATGATCGCAGAGAGAATGATATGCTCTCAGTCTTTCCAGAGATGATGGATTTTTATAGGCTATGTCAAGAAATCAATATTACCAACCCTCTATAAACTCGTACGTGACAAGCATGGCCGTTTTCAATGCTATTGACGACGGGTGGTCTATGATTGGTACGCACATGCCTACTAGCCAAAAGGTATATGCAGTCAGAAATGATATAGCCAGATGGATAGAAACACAACCACCTCACATGTGGAAGTTTTATGATGTAGATAATATGCTGAATTGCTACCTGCTTAGTGAAGAATTACTATCATGGATGATATTGAAATGGCGATAGAGTTCTAGAAACCTTTTGGCATCATTCAGCAGAATTAAATAGATTTACAAATTTAGGAGAATAATCATGACCGTAGTAAGCAGCGATAATTTTATTGATCATGATACTGGAAAGAAGGTATCTAAGATCATCGAAAAGTATATGGACACTGAACTGTCTGAAGAAACATGCGATCTAGTTCTAGAGGATATCCGAGAAACCTTTAGTCAGAATCACTTTGCAGAAGTATCTGTTGACACAGATACCGGTGAGATCGCAGTCATCATTGAAGATAAGAATAACCGACTACTGAAGTGTACATCACTTCAGATATTAGAAACAAAGAATGATCGATAAAACACAAATTGAAAAACCAGGAATAGATATTATCACACTGAAGTTCCATGTGAATAAATAAAAACATGTCAGAACATGTCAAAATTGTATATAGTTGGATAGGACCTAGGGGTCCTATATGGAACACTGAACTCCCGAATATATTAACACTTGCTCATGCTAGTTATGATGCACACTTAGAAACCCATCGGGTTTGGACAGATCAATTGTATCATAAACTATTTAGGAATTGCAAAGAAAAATTCCAACTTTCTTCGACTGTTGATATCACGAAAGATGATCTATTCATCTATCCTTTTTCATTGACCTGGAGAATAAATTTTGAGAATTACTTCCAACCGGATGAAGGAATACTTGAATTCTCACACACTCCGAATAGCATCATTGATGCTGTAAAGTATGGTAAAGGATTCTTCTTGATCGATCACTCACTTGAGTCATTTGTTCAGTACAATCATCTAAGCAAGATGCATTTTTATTTCAGTAATGCAGGTATTCCGTTAAACAAAATTATATATGTTACTGGTTGCATGAATGCTGATGAAGCATATCACTATTTCTTGCAAGCATATAATCTCTCAACTAATCCCAAAGATAAATTAAATCTAGTTTCTTATCCTACGCATCAAACTAATATGTACCGTGTTATACATCGTACAAGACTTGATCCAGTTTATGATACCGAAACTGTTCCTTCAAAGTTATTCTTGACCTGGAATAGGAGATTTAGGTCGCACAGAATCAATCTCATGCTAGGTCTAGAAAAACTAAATCTTGTAGATCGATCTTTTGTAAGCATTGGGATAGTCGACCCCGAACAAGCACATCTCACTTTTGCACAAGTTGCAGGAGACGGTAATCCTGCATTAGGTACCGATCGTTCGCACGTGGAGAGATTTTTTAGTAGGCTACCGCTTGAACTAGATCATGAAACTAGCCTGCCAGATATGTGTTCTGACATGTCGGGCAAGACTAGAAATTTTTATTCAAATAGCCTTCTCAGTATCGTGACTGAAACTAATTATGAAGCAAGAGAAGTCACTACTACAGAAAAGACATTTAAGCCGATGATACATCGCCATCCCTTCATCATGGTAGGTGCTGCTAAAACGCTAGCTTCACTGAAGATTCTGGGTTATCAGACATTTGATAGGTGGTGGAGTGAAGATTATGACAATATTAATGATCCAAACGAAAGAATGCAAGAAATATTGCGGGTGTGCGAAGAAATAGGAACTTGGTCACCCGAGAAAATTTTGCAATTCAAAAGAGAAGTGAAGCCAGTACTTGATCATAACTTTAGTGTTATGAGTAAAGATATTGCCGAAACAGTGGCTATAAATATTGATAAAGTTGTTAGACCGACAGATGGATTATAGTCAATACCAAGAACAAGAATATATTCTAGAATATTTTGGTTCTAGCACGGGTACTTTTCTAGATGTCGGAGCAGCAGACGGTATCACATTTAGTAATGTTTATCAATTACTATTGAATGGTTGGTCTGGAATATCCGTAGAACCTGAAACTCGGACTTTTAGAACTTTAATCCATAACTACAAGCGATTTGGATCACGCTCAGAGTTAGTAATGTCCGTGATAGATAAGCAAGAAGGCTTTGTAACCTTCTATGAAAACGGACAACTTAGTTCTACTTCGACTGAGCATATGGTTAATTGGGAATGGCATAGGCTTAAGAATGGATATGAATGGAAACCCGTTACTCACTATGCAATCACGTTTGATACTCTGTTAAAGAATTATTCTGCTCGTAATTTTGACTTCATCAGTATTGACCTAGAAGGACAAAATAGTAGCATAGTTCTTTCCACTGACTGGAATCTCGCACCTGAATGTAAATTGATTTGTATCGAACATGATCAAAATTGGGATCCAATTATTAGTTATCTAGAGCAATATGGTTTTAAGTTCTATCAAAGAACCCCTGTTAATATATTAATGAGTAGATGATATGAAAAACATATTAGTATGCGGCGCCGGTGGATTTATTGGATCACACCTAGTAGAAAGCCTAAAAGTACAAGGACATTATGTAGTAGGAGCTGATCTAAAGTCTCCGGAATATTCTGATACTAAAGCGAATAGCTTTTATATAATTGACCTACGTGTTGCTAATAATGTGAATACATTATTTGATTATCATAAATTTGATGAGGTTTATCAATTAGCAGCAGACATGGGTGGGGCTGGATATATTTTTACAGGCGAACATGATGCAGATATCATGCACAACTCTGCTATAATCAATCTAAATGTCCTAGATGCTATGAAAAAGTACGGAGTAAAGAAGGTGTTCTATAGCTCAAGTGCTTGTATGTACCCATCACACAATCAAGAGGATCCGGACAATCCTCTACTAACAGAAGACAGTGCTTACCCTGCTAATCCAGACAGCGAGTATGGTTGGGAAAAGCTATTCAGTGAACGCTTGTATATGAGCTATGCACGTAATTATGGAATTGAAGCTCGCATTGCACGTTTCCACAATATCTTTGGCCCGCTCGGATCATGGAACAATGGTAAAGAGAAAGCACCGGCTGCACTATGTCGCAAAGTAGCAATGGCTGAAGACAATAGTGAAATAGAGATTTGGGGACCCGGTAATCAGACACGTTCATTTTTATATATTGATGAATGTATTGAAGGCATACATCGTATTATGGAAAGTGATTGCACCTTACCATTAAATCTCGGCTCAACAAGAATGATTAGCATCAACGATCTAGCCTTATTAATAGCGAGTCTCACTAACAAGAAAATCAAAATTAAGAACATAGATGGACCGGTTGGCGTTATGGGTCGCAACAGCGACAACACATTGATTAAAGAAATGATTGGCTGGGCTCCCGGTGAAGACTTGGAAGCAGGATTGATCAAGACTTATCAATGGATATCAGAACAACTCAATGTTTGATTCGATTGATTTTCCTCTAGAGGAATGGATACATGTTTATTGTAATGCTGGTCTATCTCCATATCCACTTCTGTCTGACGCTGATAAAATAATAGAGGAAATAAATCTTAATCCTAATCGTAATAAGATTATATTCATGGCACACGGTGACGGGTTCACTGTACACTTTAATACATTTAGTGAGATCGCACGACGCATAATGAATGGCACTGGCATACCATTAGAGAACATTGCGATAGTGATCGGCTCTCAATGCACGAAAGAAACAATCGAGTTATATAAGAAATATATAGAAGAATATAATTGGCTTCCGATCAGATTGGTTCTCAGTAATACATGGGAGTATTCATCCGGTAAACGTATTAGAGCAAACCCCGAATCATATGATCAATTCGATACTACGCCTAGAGTCAAGGATCATCTTTTGTTATGCTATAATAGAGGACAGAAATTTCATCGATGGTATGTAATTGCTGAATTGATTAAGCGTAACTTACTTTCACGTTCGTTCGTATCTGCATATCACACAGTAGATGAATTAGATCCTTACACTATTGAGGATCGTGTGGGGGCAGGTCTCACTGAAGAACTCTACGATATACTATGTGAACATAAAGATATTTTTCCATTGAAGCTATCAATGAAGGACTTCGCTGAAGCAGGTGAAAAACAATATTCACCTTTAGGTGACGATGTAGCATACTTTAATAATAGTTATTTTAGTCTGATTACTGAAACACTATACTACGGTAAACAGTTAAATGGTTGCGGTCATATACCCTCGCACTTTCTAACTGAGAAGACGTTCAAAGTAATCGCAACCAAGCATCCGTTTATTCTTTTGCAATGGCCAGGCACACTAAAATCTCTTAGAAGAATGGGATATAAAACGTTTCATCCTTATATCGATGAATCATATGATGTGATAGAAGATGACGTTCTTAGACTAAATGCTATCATGGATGAAGTAGAACGATTATCTAAGTACACAGATGAACAGTGGTTGGAGTTCCAACACAACATAGAGTCAATTCTTCTTCATAACTTCAATGTACTTCAGGCTTCGAAGCAACAACATTTAACTTTTAAGGATTTTATTTAATGTCAGATATCAGTTTAAAATGGTTAGTCGAAAACTTCCCGGAGAAGTGTAATTTTTTTGACATTGGCGCTGCTAATCTTAGCGACACCGTTACCTTCAAACAGCTTATGCCGAACAACACTTATTATGCATTTGAGTGTTCAGATATATGGAAAGAACAGAACATCATTACTGCTGAACGGTATGGTATTAATTACTTTCATCTAGCAATGTCTGACACATCAGACGTAGTGCAGTTTTATCCGTCAATAAAAAATCATGAGGGCAACGATTGGCCATGGTCAGGTAGCATATATGCACCCGGCACTTATCTAGCTACGACAGGGTTAGAATTTGGAGAAGGGTATACGGTGCCAAGCATTACACTGAATGAATTCTGCAAAGAACATCCGGCTCCAGATTTTATTCATATTGATGCTCAGGGTGCAGAGTACTCTATTTTTAAAAATATGGAAATAAGACCATCTGCAATATGGGCTGAGATTTCTGCCTTCCATCTATACGATACTTCGGTGACATATCAGCAGTTTAATGATATGATGTTGAGCTATGGCTATAAGCAAGCATATTTGGATAATAATGATTCCTTATATATACGTAGCGACTTAATTTTTACTGACTACCCTAACAGCAAATAAATATCAGCATGAGAAAAGTAGCAATGATCGGCGTAGGTAAACTAGGCCAAGACTGTGCCGAAGTAATGGCAGAACATTATGATGTTGTAGGATACGATGTGGAACCTCGTAGTCCAACATTTCCCATGCGGGCTTCTATTAAAGAAGCAGTAGAAGATAGAGATATAATCTTTATCGCAGCTCCCACTCCGCATGATCCTAAATATGGAGGAGAGACTCCTACTAGCCACTTAAATCCAAAAGACTTTGATTATACTATAGTCACTGGCATTCTAGAAGAAGTTAATAAGTATGTTACGCAAGATCAACTAGTTGTGTTGATCAGTACAGTACTTCCCGGTACAGTACGTAGATTATTACGCCCGTGTATTACTAATGCACGTTTCATTTATAATCCATATCTTATTGCAATGGGTACGGTAAAGTGGGATATGGTTAATCCTGAAATGATTATTATTGGTACAGAGGATGGTAGTGAAACCGGAGATGCGGCAGCATTATTTAAGTTTTATAAACCACTTATGAAGAACCGTCCTAGGGTAGAGATTGGTACTTGGGATGAAGCAGAAGCTATCAAGATTTTCTACAATACATTTATTAGCACTAAGGTTGCGATTGTTAATATGATTCAGGACGTTGCAGAGCGTAACGGCAATATGAACGTTGACGTAGTGACTAAGGCTCTTGCTAACTCAACATATCGTATTACTGGCCCGGCGTATATGACAGCAGGGATGGGTGATGGTGGCGCGTGTCACCCTAGAGATAATATTGCACTGCGATACATGGCTGAAGAGCTTGGTTTGGGCTATGACTTGTTTGATGCTATCATGTATGCAAGAGAACAACAAGCAGAAAACATGGCTATGAAGATTCTACAATATGGTAAGAATGTTACGATCATCGGGAAAGCATATAAGCCGGGTGTACACTATACTAATGGTAGTGCAAGTATGCTAGTTGGGCATTACGTTGAAGCCCTCGGTGGCACTGTCAACTACTATGATGTGCATACTGGTGACACTGATCTTAAAGAAGGATGGACAGAAGTATATCTAATTGGATATTGGGACAAATATGTTGAGGCATTAGAGTTCCGTATTGATAATATTGCTACAATTATTGACCCATGGCGCAAGTTTAATAAAAACAAAGCATCGGGGCAAGTGATTCATTATGGCAATACACGACAAGTATAATCAACCCCAGGATTATCAATTATCAATAGATGCTCGTCTAGATTCAATATGGGTTGATATAAAACCATACAAAGACTTGTGTTGTTTTATATACGCAGGTGCTCATCAAGAATATGATATTAGAAATAGAACTGCTAGCAATATACTGACTCAATTAGAAGAAGAAATTGATAGTGGAAAACGAAACATATTCTTTGACTGTGCAGGAGAAGGTATTCCTATTCCTCACATATTATTTGTTCATGAAATCATAACAAAAGCAAAGACTCGCTTTTCTGATATTAATTACTTTTTCATTACTGGTGCATCAGACGGTGATTCTGCCTACAAGAAACTCTGTGCTGATCTAAGGATAGAGCCATTAATGGAAATAGTTTCATGTAACTTTTTTGAATTTCACGCTAGATTCTATGCTGTATACACAACTGAATATAATCCCGTTATTAGAAACAAAGACTATGTATGTTTGAATAGAGTATTAAGATGGCATAGGGTAGCATTATTGGATAAGCTGTTGAGTGAAAATCTAGTGACAGATAAATGTTATTACTCATTCTATAACACCTTAGAAGCTGATGGCGGAATCGGTGCTATAGTCAACTCTGACATCTATTTTTATCCTAACATAATAAACAATATTGATTTAGTAAAAACACTACGCCTTAATCATGATCCAAACAGAATTAATCCAGTCGATTTACGATTGGAAGATTTGCATATGCACAATGATACATACTTTTCATTAATAACTGAAACTTTGTATTACGCTAAACCTTCATCGGACGACACAGTTGGCTTTCAAGATTGTATTTTCTTCAGTGAAAAGATATACAAGCCAATCGCAGCATTACACCCATTTATACTTGTTGCAAGACCTTATTCTATTGCAAAACTTAACGAGCGCGGCTTCAGGACTTTTCACCCATATATAAATGAGAGTTATGATACTATCGAAGATGATGAGGATAGGTTAGATGCTATTGTTACCGAGGTTAAACGATTAACTAGTCAGACACCAGAACAATGGGAAAATTGGTGCAATAACATTAAATCTATTGTCGAACACAATCAGCGTATCCTATTCAATGAAAACAATGGATACATAATAAATGCTAAAGATTTAATCGGTCACTTGGTAGGTGTCTAAATATCAGTATGCACTTTAATCTTATTCCGCTAACTAACAAAAACACTGCCCCCAAAACAAAACCTACAGAAGATATCTCGGGCAATCGTTCACTACTCACCTGTCATATCATAAAGGATAAAGTAATGACATCAAGCGAAGACACAAGTTCCGCTCATTTACGCCAGTCATTCTGGAGGAGCTATCTTCTGAATATTTTGATATCCCTTATAGCCGGAATAACCCTAGGTATATGCCAATCATCATTACTTGTAGGCATCCTGACTTATTTCCTGCTATTGTTTATATTAACAGGACTTCTAGTATTCAGACTGACTCGAAAGCTAGCTCAGGAATTAAACGACTACTAGAACATTGGTATTACAACATGTTGAGAGATGTATTTTACTACGGCGCTAAACCAAACGTCCATCCACGAGAAAGATTTGCGGAATCACTAGCAGATGCTAGGCAAAAATGCACAACAGATAGCTTTTGGATAATCAATGAGTTCTGTGATTATCGTGGTTTTGATTGGGACTTTGATTTTGAGTTCCTACCGGACGAAGATGTATGGGCAGAAGAACACAACAATGTCTGGCCAAGTCAACATCAAAAAGATTCAGGTACATGGTTGTGTCCTAAAGAATTTAGTGCTGTCATCATTTATCGCGGTGACGTAGAACCTGTTCGTCGTAAAAATCTAAAGTCTGACAACTGGGCAGAACTAGACTTAATTGACCCGTCATTTGATTTCTCATGGCATCCTGATCCAACTGCACCTCCTTATATCTATAAGTGGGGATGTAAATTCTTTCCTGTACAGCTTAAGTCTGTGCTAGAATATCACACTCCGGGTGCTACTGAAATCAAGTACATGACTTCTATTGTCGAGTTATTGCCTGAAGAAGATAAATGGGTCGAAGCACAGTCAATCGATAAACATAAGTTTGATATGTCGTGGAGACCTAATCCACTTGATCCACCATTCATCTACGTATGGGGAAACAAGTGGATTGATGGCACTCTAAAGTCTACTCTAGAATATCATGCGCCGGGTGCAATTGATAGAAAGTATATGTCTGAAAAGTTAGAAATTCTACCTGAATGGGATAAGTGGGTAGAAGTACAGAAGGTCGATCACACGAGATTTGATTTCTCATGGAGACCTGATCCCAGAGAACCTGCGTATATCTATACTTGGGGTAATAAATGGATCGCTGCTGAAGAACTACCTACATTAGAATATCATATGCCGGGTGCAATTGATAGAAAGTATATGACCAATGATGTTCCTGTCCTTCCTGAATTAGATAGATGGAAGATACTCAAGAAGATTGATGAATCTAGTTTTGATTTCTCATGGAGACCCGATCCTAGAGAACCTCCTATGACCTATGTTTTTGGCAATCAGTGGTATGATGCAGGTAAGATGCCTACTATCATGTATACAATGCCTGAAGGTCATGATATCAAGTATATGGATACGTTCAAAGCTAAGCTAGCAAATGATTCTAGTAAGTATGAACATCTTGAAGCTGCATTCTTGGATGATTATTCTTGGGTACCTGATCCTGATTCACCCCCGTACATCTATGCATGGGGAAATCAGTGGAATAAACCTGAAGATAAAATCAGCATTCAATATACTGTGCCCGGTGCAACTGAATACAAATATATGGAAAAACGAGCAACTCGTCTACCTTCCATGAAGAATTGGTTGATTCCTGATAATATAAACATTGAAGGGTTTGACCTTTCATGGGAACCTGATCCTCATTCTCCTCCTTATATCTATCAATTTGCTACACTATTAGATGATATATGGGTAGATGATGGGCCTAAGTATATCACTCCTGGCAATGATGGGGTTGTTGTTCGATTAGAAAATTCTATTCTACACACCGAAAAAATAAGCTATCCAAAATATATGATAGAAACTACTCTAGCTGATTTAATAAAAGAACATCCTACAGAAATGTTCTGGGCTCTAAATAAGAATATCAATTATGATGAGTTTGATTTTAACTGGACACCGAAAAAGGAAGATTTGTTTAATGTGACAGTTTTTGGTTCACCGGAGAGTGAAACGACTCACACATACTTTGTCAATGCAAAGTATTATTTAGAAGGATATACCGGATTTAAATTTATTGAAGAAGATATAACCGCGGATGATTCTAAGTATCTAGCTAAACTTTTTAAAAAACCAGATATGTTCTATGTTGATAGAAGCAATCCTGAATCATCAGTTAGATTTGAACAATTAAAATCAAGATTTGGAAATAAAATACAGAAGACTCGTTACCTAAATAGTTGGGTAGATACTATTAACCGCTGCATCAATCGTTCTACTACTGATTTGATTTGGATACTCAACTCAGAACTTGATTATTCTGATTTTGATTTTGACTATTATCCTAATCCTTGGCAGATGGAAATGGTACATGTATTTGGTACACAGTGGTCACATTGGGGAACTACCTTCATGGTCAATCGTGAAACTTTTCCGGTTGATACAAAATACATCAAAATTGTCGAACATCTTTCCAATCTCAATTTTGTCAAACATATTCGTGCTAAAGCTACAGCATGTGTGCATGATGTCATCATGATTGACCACGGTAATACAGACTTAAATGTAATAACTAACCAGATAGAAAGAAAGACAGGTAAGTCTGTTGTCACAACAATAAAATATGATGAAAGTTATCTGAATACCTTTAGAAATTTTATCAAGAAGTTACCGGATAAAAAAGAACACTATCTCTGGGCCTGTTCAAGTATATGTGACTATGCACAGTTTGATTTCACGTATATATGTGATCCTTTTGCCAAAGATAACTTGCATGTATTTCCTAGCGGAGCACAAAAGTTTGGTGATACATTCTTGATCGATGTGAACAAGACTAAAGCAATCATCGATCAAATGGAGAAGCTAGAAGAATATGATAAAGTTAATTTCAATAGCACGATCAAGACTGAACGCCTTCCGGAACCGATCATCATCACAATGGATGACACCCATGTCGATGCTATCAATAAGGTTACTGACTTCCCTTATGCAACCATTCTCACAAATGATAATGCAGGCATGGACAAGACAGTGATTGAACCTATGAACCTGTGGTCATCTGATACGAAAAACATTATAATCACGAGCACCGGTGCAACACGTATTGTTGTGCCACGTGAGGCTAAAGAACACATAAAGAATGAACTCTACGATTATCCATATATCAAACGGGTAGCAAAGCTAACCAAGAGCAGACCGCTTGATATCATATTTTTGAGCAACGGAGAAACAGGTGCAGATGAAAATTGGGAATATCTGCAAAAAATAACCAAAGGATTACCTAATAGAGTAATCAGGGTAGACGGAGTAAATGGACGCGTTGCTGCATATCATGCAGCAGTAACTGCTAGTGAAACCCCGTGGTGCTTCACTGTGTTTGCTAAGTTACATATTAGTGCAAAGTTTGACTTCAATTGGCAACCGGATCGAATGCAGATTCCAAAGCATTATATCTTCCATGCAAAGAATCCGGTGAATGGTCTTGTTTACGGTCACCAAGCAATGATTGCATATAATAAGAAACTTACCCTTGCTAATGAAGGTCGAGGGCTAGACTTTACACTAGATGATGCACACGAAGTTGTTCCTCTGATTTCAGGTACAGCAAAATATAACACGGATCCGTTCTCTACATGGCGAACAGCTTTCCGTGAAGTATTAAAGTTAAAGGCAGATAACAGCGAAGTATCCCGTGAACGATTAGATGCTTGGTTGAACAAAGCTGAAGGTGACTATTCTGAATTTAGTATCAAAGGTGCATTGAATGCCGATGAATACTACGATGAGGTAAATGGTGACTTTGAAAAACTTAAGTTGAGTTATGAATGGGCATGGTTAAGGCAACGGTTCGACCAAATTTAATAATTTTGGTTGGATAAACCGCTTGACTTACATGAATAAGATAAGTATATTTGACATAATGTTTTTAGGAGATTATGAATGAAGAATCTATTAGCAGCAGTTGCAGCACTCTTATTGGTCGCTACCCCCGCATTTGCTGACGAGCACCATGAATATCGTGAACATCACGAGTACCGAGAACATCATGATCGCGGAAGCTGGGCAGTGCCTCTTTTAGGTGGTTTGATCGTAGGTGGAATTATCGGAAGCCATTATAGAGAAGAACATCCGCACCCGGTATATGTTGCTCCTCGTCCCGTATATAATCCCGCTACTGTGTGTGAGAATTATTATGTGCGTGATGAGTATGGAAATTATGTCGTTGATCAGTATGGACGTGCTGTTATTCAGCAGCGTTGCTGGCAGCGATACTGAGTATTAGTTGTTGACGTAGACTGAAAACTAGGCAAGACGGGAGTGCGATTCTCCCCGCCTCCACCATCACTTTCTTATGGGGGCGACCAGTATCGATTGATAGATAATAGGGAAGCCGAGACTAA